TCCAAAGTTGTGAATCTGCAGCTAAGTTTTTAGCATCCCAATTAAATGATTTCAATATGTCAAATAATAACTTATCGGAAACATTTTTTGATTTATAACCCAAACCTCTACTTCTTTCTATTGCCTTTGTATGAAAGTATATATTATCAAAGTGATGACCTATCATTGATAAAAATAATAAAACATCTTCATTTTCAGTATTGTTTACAATATGTTGAGGTATATTGTTTATTATATTATCTCTATTTTCTAAATCATAATCAGTAGCTAAATCTATTATATCGGTATACCATTGGGTTACACTATTATTAGTACTTGGTTGTCTATTATCACCGGAATACGGCCAAGACATTGATGAAGATGTGTATAAGAATGTATCTAATCCATCAAACCCTTGTATAATTTGTTCTTTTTTTATTCTATTTCTTTCAACATCCTGAATAGATGATATTGATGATGTATATGACGATGGAAATGCCGTAAAGTTTGCAGCATCAGTAGATGAACTTAATATTAAACTCTCATATTCCTCAATCAATTGTACTTTATATACAAAATTGTCAACTCTTTCTTTTGCAGAACTAAAGTGTACAAAATTATCCCAAAGATACGTTGAACCACTTACATATTCGATATTCAAACCATCGGTACTTACCAAAGATGAACTTAAATATTGTGAAACTAATCCACTTGATGACGAAACTGATGCATTTAGTATCAATTCATCTAATGATTCATAGTTAGTAGATTTACCTTTTGTAAAGTCTATATCTATGTCGAAATTCGGGCCTTTTAATGGAGGACATATTAAATCCGATTGTTCCGATAAAACTACCGTTTCAATTAGTGGGTTAGTCAACAACTTAGTAATCCAAAGTGTTGAATTTTCCGTTATATTTGCAGGAAGTGTTGAGTATAATTTTAATATCAAAGACTCAACTTCTTTGGTAACAATTGTATTTCCTAAATTATCTTGTCCTTTATCCGATAATGTAAAATTATCCTCTTCCCATGATGAAATTATTATTTGTTCATCATTACCAAAATTTGCAAGATGTGTTAGATATTTACTTTCTTTCTCTGGTTCTGTGAATTTTATATTTGCAGTGAACGCATCAAACAAAGTCTTTTTAAGTATATCTTCATCTAATTTTATACTTGATAATAATAATGATGTTTTTATTTCATATTCATTTCCAACCAATTCTACTGCACCACTTCTATTATATGGTTTTAAGATAAGTGTTACATTATCACTACCACTCCATTTTGCAAATTTATTAGTTAAATCTTTTAAATTTATTTTAATTTTACCATTTGCAGGTAATGACTTAAATAATTGAATTCTACTTTTATCCTTTGCAATTAAATCAATGTCAACCGAAGAAACTGCAAATGAATTCCATTCTACATCAATATCCAAATTTAAATCGGAAAACGAAGGAACATCTATAACATCAGGAAATATAATTTGTGTAATTGATGGAAAATCATTTACACTATTAAAATTAACAATAATCTCTTCTTTGTTTCCCGTACCATATTCATCACTATATGGAACTACTATTAGTTTTTTACTACCATATACTCCTAAAAAATCTTTTTTAAATGAAAAGTCAATAAACCCTTTAGTTGCATCAACTCTTATTTTACTATTTGTGTTTAAATAAAAATCAACAAAGTCTGCATTAGATGAATTAAATGGTACATTAACTATTGTATCTAAATCGGAATCTTTTACATTATAGTCGTATTTTGTATCCTTAATAGATACAATTGGTTGTGGAGCTAATATTGTTTTTTCCATTACAACCGAAACCGCAAATCCACCTGTTAATAATTCGGTAGCTGGTACTGATATAACTTTGTCCCCAATTGTCCACTTCGAAACATCTTTTGAATTTTTTTCTGCAACCTGTCTATTTGCATAAAATATTTTTAAAATTTTATAATTACTCGGAAGTGTTCCTTCTACATAGATTCTTAAAGTCGAATTTGTAAGATTGGATTTTAGTGTCGATTTACCATCCGTATTATAATCGGCCAAACTTATAGTATCGGTGGTTATTATATTATCACCAGAAACTATTTCATATTTTAATTTTAATAAACTACCAATTTCATTTTGAAAATTAGATGCAAATACAATTTCATAATTAACAGAATAATCTGCAGTCAATATTTCATCGGCCGTTTGTTCAACCGGTGGAAGTGGAACAAACCCAATCTCGCCTCCGGTATTTACACCACCATACCCTAATCCTATATCTTCTGTACTTTCTACCATTTATTGTTTTTTTATAAATATTTTATTATCTAATATTTTCTACTCTACCCAATCCACCGTCTCTTCTCTCTGGCCCATCATCCGGGCCATTAAATGGATTTCCTCCACCACCAGAGTTGCCTCCACCACCTCCACTACCACCATCTGGAGGAGGTGGGGGTGTATATCCACAATTTGAAGAATTTGATGCAATTAATGATTCGTATGAACCACCACTACCATCTGCATATTTTCCATACTGGTCATATCCTTTACACAATGTTGAAAGTAATACTCCCTTTGCAGGGTATGTTATTCCTAAATTAGAATCATCAAATACTGCAACTTCTCCTGTCGGTGAATAAACATTTACTTTAGTTTCTGTGAACGTTGAAAAAGATTCTAAATTATTTTGTATTTGTTTTTGTAACTCAGTAATTGCAAACTCTTTTGGTAATTGTTTTGTTTCAATACTTCTTCTTTTTAATATTTTAGAATTATTGTCAATGCAATTATTTAGTATTTTTTGTATTTCATTTAACATTACATCATAATCATATACTTCAAAATCATCAAATCTAGTTTCAGATTGTTTTCCAAAATTAGATTCACCAACATTATAATATTTGTTAGTTAAATAATATCCAACGGATAATTTAAAATCTTCAAATATTTTTGTTCTAAAAGTATCAAATTTACTCAATCCAAAGTCTTTTCTTAAAATTGCAAAAAAATCTTTACCAAACTTACTTTCTAAATACGAATCTATTTTAGTTAAAAAAGAATTTTCATATGCATTTAAAGAATCTAATATAGAAGTTTTATAATATAAAAAATCTTTATTTAAACTTTTAAGATTCTTAAATTGTCTAGTAGTTGTTGCATTGATATTAGAGTCTTTGGTTTTCAAAGGTAAAATTCTTATCTCATTTCTGGATGGTGAAACTTCCTGTATCCAAACTTTCATTAGTTCATTTTCACTACCTACTTTTTGTTTTACAAAATTTATATTAACTTTAAGAATGCCGTTTTTAAATCCTATATCGTTTAATAATTTTTCAATATTGATTGCAAGTTCTTTTTGACCTACTTTATTTGTTATATTATAAAGATAATTTTGAATGTCACCTTTTTTTATATACGCAACATTATTTCCTGATTTTTGTGGTAATAAATTGTTATTGATGTCATATACGGAAACTTCCATTACATCGTATCTACCCATTCCAAAATCGGTTTTTTCAATTTCGTTTTTTGAAACTATAAACAAATCATCCGCTTGGATAAATTTACCCTCATTTGATGATTTATTATTTATATCATCTATATTTGTATATTTTGTAATACTCATAATCTATTTAAATTTAAAAACCATCATACGATTTAGGATGTGCAACCTTTAATTTAGTTTTAAATGTTTTGGTGTCAGAAAAACCATCTGCTCTTTTTACTGCTATGTTAAGTGCACCATCGTAAAAAATAGTTTTATCCCTTTTCTCAATAGCCAACTTGTTCGGAGTATCTATGAAGGTTATTTCTTCAAACGAGCCCGCTGTTATCGTAAATGTTGATTTAGGTATACTAAACCAAGCTTGGGCCACATCTACCGTACTGAATATAGAACTTACTTTTGCTTTTGGAAATGATGCAGTTAAAGTAACAGTTACAGGTTCCAAATCATTATTGACCAATCTTAAAATTCTACCATTAACCCATTCTCTTCTATCTTTTCTTGCATTTTCAATTTTATAAGACATTACTGGGTCATTTGCACCTCCCTTTGGTGAGAAGTTTGCACTTACTATTTTATTTATTATAGTTCCACCTTGACTTTGTGCAGTTTGTTCTAAGTCTTTTTGTTGTCTTACTGCACCCAATTGAGATTGTAAACCTTCTATGATTGCATTTAATGAATTTATTTGTTGAATCAATGCCTCAATCTGTGCTTTAAATCCTGTTTTTTGTGATTGTAATGATGCTCTCAAAATACTCTCATCAACTGACTTTTGTAGTGATGTTGAAATTTGACTTGAGAAATCTTCAATCGTTGCATTTAGAGTTTCTATTTGATTAACTAATAAATCGTTAGTTTGTTCAATTGATAGTCTATTATTTATTTCTATTTGAACCTGTGATTCTAAATCGGTTATTCTTACATTTAATGTTCCAATTGTATTTGTTAAATTAATTACTTGGGTTCTCAAATTTAACGAAGTTGTTAATTCGGCATTATACACAGGCCTAGGAACTAAATCTAAATTAGTTGATGGTATATTTGGAAGTAATTCCACAACGGTAACATCAACGGCCTTTTTTAACTCCTCATCATCGTATTTATCTTTTGTTAATTCTTTAAATACCAAAGATGATGCAATATTATTAGAATCGACAACATTTATTCCATACTCATTTTTACTAATAACTGCGGAACCGGAAACACTCAATATTTTTTCAAGTGATTCTGATTTTATTTGTTGTAATTTTTCGTTTATAGCTTCTAATCCAGTCATATGAGTTATTCAATTATTTCAAAAACCATTTTTTCGTCTATAATAGTTGATATATTATCTTCTTCTATTTTCAATTTCAATTTATATACCCTACCAGCCGAAAGTGAATTTAAATCCATATCAAAATAATTAGATGTTGAATCACAACTAACTTTAGTATATTCACCAAATGGAAATATAATCTCACCGGTTATATAGTCTTCCAATTGATAATAAGTTGAACCTGCAGGTAAACTTTTAATTTGTTCGTATGAAAATGTTGTTCCAAACGACTTTGATGGATATGATTCTCTACCTTTAACTCTTACTCTAACTTTTGTATTTTTAAAATATTGATTTTTTAAATTATTAACTATTACTTTATAATCACCATCATATAGTGAACCAACTACTGGTTGTAAACTTCCAGTTGTGAATGAGTAATCGTCATATACAATTTCTAATTTAGGTTCGTATATTGTATTGGTTTCCTTTGAAAAGAATTTTAATACTCCATAATCATTTGAGTCGATTGATGCAGATGTATGGTGATGTATTATAAACCCATTATTAGGTAAAGACCCACTCAACCATAGTTTTACAATATTTGTAACATCCATTCTAACATCATCGGGTTCATTACTAAACGATTGTGATGACATAGATGCAGTATACCAAGTACCACCTCCACCATTTGATAGTGAACCGGTATCGGAGCCACTTACATATGAATCTGGAGTTACATTATAATCCATCCATTTATCGGTTCCATTTTTATAATACCAACTCACACCATCCGATGTTATATTATCAAATTTAGTACCAGTTCCCATTGTCCAACTTTGAGAAACTGCATTTGCATAAATTGTATATTCCAATGGTATTTCGGATGAATTTGCAGACTTAAGATTTAAGAAAGCCTTCCAACCATTTTCGGTTTCAATATTATTAACATCAAATTTAATCAATGTTCTATTGATATCCATAGATGAACCATAATAAAGTTTACCTACTTCCAATATTTCATCCCTACCAGTATTTTGGTCAGGTTGTTGTAAGTAAATACTAGCGTCATATGATGATGTGTAAAATTTATGCATTATAAAGCCCTCCCTTTTATGTCTTTGTTTGGATATTTTATTTCGAATATTGATGGGTCTAACGAAGGATAAACTATCTTACCTTTAGTTGCCTCATCTATGTTGTATCTATTTGGTGAATAATTACCATCTCCACCACATAAATTTGAAAGCTTTACCGATGGTACACTCATTACTCCGTCTACATTTGCAAGAATCAATTCTATTTCTGAAATATTGATTGGTTTATTAAATGTCCAATTATCTATATTAAAATACTCTTGTAATTCGGTTAAACAATTTGTTACAACTTCTCTTTTATTGTAGTTTGAATAACAAATTATCTCAAAATCTACACCTATGTTTATAATAAAACCATCTATGATATTAACACCATCGGTTAACATTCTATATTCGGAAATATAAGTTTTTAAATTCTCCTTAACAGCTCTATTTAGGTTTGTCAATTTTTTATTTGAATCGTATCCTAAAATATATAAGTTTATTGCAAATGGGTTATTAACTTCACTTAGATTAGATTTCTTTTGAGTAAGATACTTAACTAATTCTTTTTGAATATTTTCTTTATTACTATTTTTAAGACTATCTACCAAATTTACAAACTCAGATATGTTTTTAGGGTTTGCCAAAATTGACGAAGGTGAATTATTATCTATCTCTCCGTCTGCACTAACATATGCCTTAGTTACACTACCATATCTTTCTGGCATCGATAAAGCTCTTACTATGTAATCCTCTTTAGTAACTGCTCTATTTTGAGAACCAAAAGTTGCTAATGCATTTTGTCTAATTTCCTCTATTGTTTCCACACCTCTACCACCTGCTGCAGGTTCTAAGTTTTCAACTGCAACGGATTGTTTCATTGAGTTATATAAAACTTCATTATCAACTGCTAATAAATCTTCATCATATTCTATTCTAGAAATACTAGTTAAGTCACCCGTATTTACATTAGATTCTACACCACCACCAACTAAGTATTTTATAGTCAATGTTTTATTTACAGGTGCAATTCCAAATGTATTTGTTTTTAAAAAATTCGATGGGTCTATACCTTGATTTAATCTTTGTATTGAATTAGCCAATCCCAATCCTACATTTTTTGGATTAGGTAGTAATATTTCATCACTTAATGTAGTATCACCACTTCCAAATTCTAAATCTAAGGTATTGTCTGAATTTACCTTAACCGAAAATCTACGAGGTACTTTTTGTACTTCCAAAATGTAAGGTACAACCGATGATGATTGATATAATTCACTATTTGATTCTGTATTTGGTTTTTCAACAAATATACTTTCTTGTGCCAAATAAGGAACTTCATAGTATTTTAAATTATCCTGGTCCGCAACTGATGTTATACCAATTATATTCGTATCACTTAGTGTAGTTGTAGGATAATCGGTTGAGTCACCAAAAGTCTTAGTAGTGGTTACTTCTTGTGCAGATATTGCTTTAATTCTTTTTGTTAATAAGTAAAAAGTCGGATTACCTGTTGTGTCTCTTTCATGAACATCAATTTCTCTGTCAGTTGTATTTGAAAAATCCAAAGAATCTACCGTTCTAAATACTATACTCGAATTTGTAGTAGATGCAACTTCCATTCCATCTTTTATTCTTAAACAATAACTTTCATCCGGGACAACACTTGAACCTGAGTTTTTGGATGGAATCAATTGATACACCGTTAATGTTGTAACTGCAGGAGAGGATGTTTTTGGTTTATATCCCATTGTTTGTGCCAATGCAACAACATTTTTTCTTTCCGTTGCATTTGCCAACATTGATTCTTTTAATTGAACATCTTGATAGAAAGATAAAATATCTCCTATAACAGCAGCTTGTTCCAAAAACACCATACCAGGTGACGATTCATTGAAATCAGAATATGTACTTGGAAAATATGTTTTAGTATAATCAATTAGGTTTTGTTTTAAAGTATTAAAATCTTTACCTAAATAATTTATATTTTTTTCACTCCCCCAACTTTTTTTAACAGGTTTAATAGCCATTTATCAATTATTTATACTAACATTTAGTGTTTCGGTTAATGATGGATTTGACTTTAATGAAAATTTTACTTCTAAAGTAATTCTATTTGTATCTATATCATTATCATTATAATCAAATATTATATTATCTACATTTATATAAGGTAACCAAATATTTACTGCATCTAATATGGAATTTTCAATATCAACTGCAATAGAGTTTTCAACAATTTGTTCAAAGATTAAATTATGAATATCACATCCAAATTCAGGTTGCATTTCTCTTTCACCCTTTTTAGTTAATATTAAATTTACTAAATTATCTTTTGCCTGTGTTAGAGTAGTGTAATTAACTGCAAATATACCACCAGAATTAGATTTCCTACCGAAACCAATCCCCAATGATTTATAATCATTTTCTTTTAAGTCATTTACGTTAATTCTACCTAACTCTATTGCCATTATTTAAATCTCTTTACTAATTCCGAATAATCTCTCGTTAATGCTTTTATTGTAGCATCTTGTAAACCATCTCCGGTTGATTCAAAATTTGGAACATTCGATGGTACATTCACATCTCTATAATCCATTGTTTCCCACTCACTTTCGTCCACTCTCATTTCTGGTTTAATCATATCCAATACACTACCTACGGCCTGTGCACCTTCTTTTCTTTGTTCTGCAGTAAATGGTTGTGTCATATTCAAAATCTCATTTATCATCGGGTCTTTTGAAAATTCTTTTTGTGGTCTTTGTGTTTGTTGAACCGGTTGTTGTTTTTTAACCGGTGCAGGAGTAACTTCCGTCATCTCCTTCAATGATGGAGTTGATTTTGTTTGTGAGTTTAAAGTAACTGCACCAGATTTGATAAGTTTAACAAGTTCTTCTTTTACTTGTAACTTAACTTCGTTTTTAACAACTTCTTTAATTAAAGTTAGTAAAATTTCTGATTTCATAATAATTGTTTATATATGTTTTAGTAATAAATATTTGATTTAATAATTTATCCAACATTCGGTATGGTTGGTGTTTTAATGTCTATGTTTGGCAAAGATATTGTTAATAATGATGCCAAATCGGTAACACTTATATTTGGTAATTGTGGTAACTCAGGAAATTGTGGTAATTCTAAACTACCCAAATCAACTTGAGGGAACTCAACCGTAGATGGGAAATCAGGAACGGGTGGGCCCGTTTTAACTTGATATCCCGTATAATTTAAAATAGCAGGTGCTGGAGGTGCTCCGGGATATTGTGCCGTAACTACCATATTTCCACCGACATTTAATAAGTGTAATTGTGCCAATGATAAAAACGGGTCAAGTAACACATTTGTTTTTGTACTAAATACAAAACTCGGTGGTGTAAAACTGATAAAAGGCGGGTCTGGTATTAACCCTTTTATTTTATCTTCAGCCAATGCTCTTATTTCTTCTTCCGTTGGTGTTTTTGCATCAACTTGTTTTTTTAATTCTTCTTTTGTTGGAATATTGGGTATGTCGATTGGGATATCAATATCAGGCACTAATCCATTTGCCGTATCTTTTACAAATTTTTTAATTTCTGTAAGTGTTGGTTTTGGTTTTGGAATAGAATCTAATAACGCTACAACCACTTGAACATATTGATATATTGGTTGTAGTATGATATCTTCAATTGGAGGAATTATTTGTTTTTTAACTTCTTCAATAGCTTTTTCTAACAATTTTTCTTTATTTTCTTCTATTATTTTCTTTCTATCTGGTAGTTTTGGAAATTCAATTTTTAATGACTTTTTAATTTGTTTTCCAATTGCTGCTTTTTTCTTTTTTGCTTCTTTTAATTTTTTTATTATTTCTACCGCACCCTTAACTATTGGATTATTTTTAATATCCGGTGTAACTTCTTCTTTCTTAATTATCTTTTGTGCAGTTTCATATACCGGAATTGCAATCGGTGGTAGAGGTGGAACGGATGGTAGAGTAATTGTTTGTTTTTTTAATTCATCCTCTAAAATTTTCAATGCTTCTACTTCCGCTTTATGTGCTGCAGTAGTTGAAGCTAATGTAATTGGGTCTGGTCCAATGTTTTGAATAGCTCCAGGTGCAGGTGGTGTTGAAGGCCATCCTAAAGGTTTTACTAAGGGGTTTGGTAATGGTGACATTTCTGCACCTGACCAATATGCATCAAATGCAGATGGATATATTTCGGCCAATACATTAAAATTACTACCTACACTATCTGTTCCTTTTTTTAATGCAATTTTTATAGCATCTGCCATACCTTTAACATTGCCATTGATAACATTTACACCGTATAATAAATCACCACCACTTTTAATTGCCTTATCGTATTCATTTGCATAAAATTCAGCAAATGTATCCGGGTCAGCTTTAAATTGGCCGGTAAGCATTGCAGTTAATACATTCAATTTAAAAATTGCCCACATATTACTTACTTAAAAAGTTTCTAGATGATTGTATCTTAGATAATCTTTGTTTAATTGATGTGAATATTGCAGAATTATGGGGGCCTGCACCCGTTGGGCCGACACCTGTTGCAAATACCATTTTATTTATAGCATCCAACATTTCACCCATCAAATCAATCAATTCACCTGATAATACCATTCTTTGAACTTCGGAACCTGCACCACCTGGATTTCCAACTTTACCAATATAAACAACTCCGGATGCATCACTATTTAATACTATATTTTTATTGGTATGTAATACGATGTCACTATCGGAATGTGCATATATCTCTTTTGCAGAATCTATACTATATCTGCCATCAGTTATAACTCCAGTATTTCCTTTTCCAAATATAATAAACTCACTTGCCTTTGCAGATAATACTATTCTATCGGAATTTACAAATAGTTGATTACCTGTTAGTTTTTCCGAATTAGGATATTCTCTAAAAGCTATTTTGGTTTTATTTATATTTTCTCTAAATGGTACTTTAATTTTATTAGACGTAAAATATACGGATGTACCATCTCCATTGATATCTTCGTCTATTAGTGTTCCTATTTTTGAATTATCAAGTTGTGGGTTTTGTTTATTTCTTATAAAAATACCAGGTGATGATGTTTTACCATCTTCCGTTAAAAAGAATTCACTAAAACGAATTGTATTACCAACTCTACCACTTAAAATGGTATCTCCACTTCTTGGTTTTAAGAATTTAATCTTTTCATTTACTTTATAACTTTTCTCATCTGATTTTTTAGGAGTACCTGTTTGACCCGTTGAACCTGTTTTGGTTTCTGTGTAATTCCTATTTTTGTTTTCTGAATTTCCAGTAGATATATTCTTTTCTCTAGACACTTCCGAAACTAATAAAGATTCTCTAAAATTTGGATATTGTGTTGCGGAGTATGGTAACCAATAGTGTGAATTTTCAATGTTTAATATCAATACCGTTTCACCTATTAGTGGATATGTTATATTATTTTTGTCAAATGGAAATGCATAGTCTTCTTTATTAATAAAACTTTCTCTTCTATATTCTATTGCACCCAAAAATCTAACATCAGTATCCGTAAAATCACTATTTTCATTGTATACCGGTACCAGTTTTTTCTCTAAGTCGTTTTTTATAGATTTATCCGATTCAGTATAAACTCTATATACGGTTGCCAAATAAGTTTCACCAATCATTATAATTTAGTTTTAATTTCTTCAATTTCTATTTGTAAATCACCCATTCTTTCTTTTGCCTTTTCTTCAACGGCATTGATAGTATCTTCCATATCTGCAAGTAATTGTTCTTTTTCTTGTTCACTCAACCAACCATCCTCACCAATACCTTTAGCTTCTGCAGCTGCAAGTCTTTGTGCAATAGTTGCAAGTTTAATTAAGTGGTCATCATTTTTAACCGATACCTCAATTAAGTCTTTTATGATAGGTGCAATAACCGTTGCTTCACCAACATTACGAATTAATTTTCTCAATGATTCAATTAAATCTGAAATGTTTTTCTTTTTGTTTTGTTGGTTTTCGTATATATCTTTGAATAGTGATGATAAGTTTTTACCATCAAATAGTTGAAATTCTGTTGCCATTTTATATGTTTATGTACTAATAATTATTTACTTATTAAAAACTTACCCAAAACTAAGTAATCCATATCACAATTATGGAACGTCCAAATTGCTTTTTCTGGGTCATTTGTCATTGTGTGGTCTTTTAAATTAAATGATGTATTCAATAGAATAGGTGTTCCTGTTAGTTTTTCGAACTCCTTTAGTAAGTCATAGTAAAGTGGGTTATCTTCTCTTTTAAGTGTCTGTATTCTTGCAGAATTGTCAACATGGGTTACTGATGGAATGTTTACTCCACTTCTAACTTTGACAACCTGATTCATATACGGAACGTCTTCTTGTGATATAAAATATTTTTTATAATCTTCAATTGTAACTGAAGGGGCAAATGGTCTAAACATTTCTCTCTTTTTGACAACCTTATTAATTCTATCTCTAATATCGGATAGGTGTGGGTTGCCCAATATAGAACGATTACCCAATGCTCTTGCACCAAATTCAGTTCTACCTTGAAACCAACCAACTATATTTCCATCATTAATCAATTTTGCAACATCTTTACATAAGAAATCCATAGTATCATACATCATAATATTATTACCTCCAACTCTCTTTTGTAAGATAATTTTAAGTAATTCGGCATTACTCCACTCTTCACCCAAATATGGATTTTGATTATCACCACCTTTTACTTTTGGGTGACCCAATGTTTGGTGATAATGATATAAACATGCACCAATTGCAGAACCTGCATCGGATGGTGCAAATGGAATCCAAACATTTTTAATTGATGTGTATGTTTTAATTTTACCATTTGCTGTTCCATTATATGCACAACCACCACCTAATACTAAATTTTCACATTCCCAAATATTTGTAATTCTATTAATAACAAAGTATAATGCACCTTCATACCATCTTTGTAATGATGCAGCCAAATCTTTGTGACATTGTTCTATGGGTTCATCTTTAAATCTTGGAGGAAATCCAATCAAATCAATTAACTTATTATTAAACATATCATTATCAGATGTATGCCATGTAAAATAAGACATATCCATCTTTACAATATCAATTTCACCACCTATTATTGCAACCTTATCAAATACACTATGATATCTTTGTTTATCACCATATGGTGCCAATCCCATTACTTTATACTCACCTTCGTTTGGTTTGAATCCCAAATATGCAGTAAATGCCGAATAGATTAACCCCAATGAATGAGGAAAATGTAATGTTTGTATTTTGTGAAATCCTTTGTTATCACACATTGCCGCATATATCGTTTCCCTTTCACCTACACCATCAATTGACAACCCTATTGCTGAATCAAATGGTGATGTGTAATAAGATAGTGCTAAATGTGATAAATGATGTTTGGTATAAGTAATAATTCCATCATAACCGATGGATTTTAATATTTTCTTTAAATTACCTTCATTTTCATTCCATCTTTTATTAAATTGTCTCCATTTCATTGGAAATCTTAAACCACCCCATTTACCAATCGTTTCTTTAACTCTTTCATATTTCAAATTCGGGTCTTCATACCAACAAACCATATCAACTTCGTCAATTGTTATCTTTGTGTATTCTAAACACCATTGAATTGCCTTAAACGGAAAAGAACTATCATGTTTAATTCCAGATAGTTTCTCTTCTTCGATGGCACATATCACTTTACCATCTATTACGATTGTTGCAGCTGAATCGTGGTAAAATCCTGATAAACCTAATTGTATCATATTTAAATTTTTATATCACCATACTTATCAAATTCATTATATAATTCCATTTGTCTTTCTTTCATTTTGTTGACAACTTTGGTTATATAATGTGTAGGATGTCCTGTCATTTCTCTAATTAAAAGATATAATGATTTTTTATTAAAGTTTTCTATATAATTTGCTCTTCTAAATAATTCTAATACCGAATCTGCAATTTGCATATCTCTTTTCTTTGGGAAATAGTTTTCTAAGTGTTTATCCCAATATTGCAACATTCTAACATTGAAAGTTCTAAATTCATCATTTCTTTCCTCTTCTCTAAAGTTATTTTCAGTATCAAAAGACTCAGGTAAACCAGACATTATATCTGTATCTTTATATCTTTTGTAGTTTGCATTATTATTTAAAATTAAATAGTTTCTTGCAACAATTGTAAAGTAAGAGAATGCTTTACCTTTACCACTTTTATACATGTGAATTTTTTCAATCATAAATGTAACAACTTCTGCCATTACATCTTTGGGGTCATCATCAAAGTAAGTAAATTTCCATTTGTTATAAACTATCTCTGCAAGTTTGTCGAATGCAGATGCAATTCTTTCTCTATATAACTTATCCTTAATGGATTGGTCATCGGTTAGATTGTATTCAATGATAGCATCTTCCGTATCTTTTGTAAAGTATTGTCTATTCGGGCCTCTCTTTTTCCTCTTAGTTACTGGCATTTTGTTTTGTTTTGAATTTTTCGATAGTTTCTTTTATTTGATAAAATATAGAACCTACTTCATCATCCTTCTCAAACATTTGACGAGTATCAATTTCTCGTAATGCCTCCAGTAATGCTTCGTTTCTTTCCAACTCTGTTTGTAAAAATATATCATTTTCTTCAATGATATCTTCGTATTTTTCTAATTTATTTAGAAGAATCCATACACTATATCCCGCAATTGCTAAAAATATAGTTAAAATTATTATCATTAATTCCATAAATTAAACGATTTCGTATCCTTGTAAAAAATATTTGTTTGCATGTTTGTATTTAATCTCTTCCAAATTACCTTTTGGAGACTTCATAACAATCTTGTCATTTCTACCATATGTAGTTTTTTTGACAATTTGTGTATTATATACTCTATCTTTAATTGTAATTCCGTCTAAATGGTCAATTTCATGTTGAACTATAACCGTCATCATTGTTTCCTTTGAAACTGTTTTGTTTGCCTCATCCCCTTCTGGATTGATTTCAAAAGTTAATTCTCCCAAATTATCCGTATCTATTACAACTTTAGAAGCTCTAATAGTTCTAATTGGTGACCTTAATGTTGATGGAATTGATAAACATCCTTCCATAAATAAGAATCCTTCTTTTGACTTTTCTTTTATAATTGGATTTACTAAGAATAATTCTTCATCTCCAAATTGAATATAACATGCTCTTTTTTTAATACCAATTTGTGTTGCCGATATACCTAAGCCTGGATTTTCTATCAAAGCTTGTGTTAATTTCATTCTTAACTCATCAGCTTCATCTTGTGTGATTTCACTTTTTAATACAGGTGTTTTTAGATATTCTCTAAATTCCTGAGTTTCTAAACCAAATTGATTTTTGTCTACTACTAATTTCATTTTTTATTTTTTAAGTCCGTATTTTATAAATTTATACCAAATTCTTTCGTGTAGGTAATATTGAATAGGTTTATACACCAATTCTGCAATTCCAAATGCTGCACCTACTTTTATATCACCACTTACCCACCACATTATACCAAATCCGACTAATGTAGATATAACACGATAAGAAATAGTTTTAGCTATGTGTCGTTTCCTCTCTACTATCATTTTTTTCAATATTATAAACAATTACATCACCATTTGAGTCAATGTATTTTTGTCTAATTGCAGTTCCACTAATTTTTTCGATTTCTTTTGGTGGTTCGTGATAAATTACCTCATATCCCACTCCTCTACCATAGTTTACCGATTCAATATCTGGAATTATTGATAATAAGATTTTATTCCAATTTTGAGTAAAAAATGGTTCATTTTGTAATTCTTGTAATACTTCTTGTGCTGATTTTGGATTATTTTCATCCTTTTGTACATCTCTAATTGCAACCCAACAATTTTTTCCGTTTTCTAATTGTTGATTGATTAACCACTCATGTCCTTTGTGCCATGTTTGCCATCTTCCGATGAATAATGCATATTTTTTCATAAATTATAATTTCGTATTTCTAATATACGAAAATAATTCTAATTTACCAAATATTAATAAGTTTTAATATTTTCATTTTCACTTCTCAATCTGGATAACTCTCTAACATTACCACCCTTAGTTGATAACCAATAATTAACGGCCTTTGGGTTATTTATCCATAAATTTCTTTTATTCCAAGGAAATTCTGGATGCATGTATTCTTCCCATTTTAAATCTGGAAGGGTTTCTTCTACATTTTCAGAAGTAGGTGTATCATCAACCACAACATCAGTAGATTCAACATTTGTATCTTCTTTTTTCTCGTTAATCTCATTTTTTTCGATTTCGTTAACAATATTATCTCCGTAAACTTCGTAACCTTTATAGTTTTCTTCCATTAAATCATCTAAATTATCATATAAACCTAATTTTTCGTCATTTTCTATAATTTCACCCAAAAGCCTTCTTTGTTTTTGTTTTTTAGTTTCAATTAAACCATTAAATGCGATAATTAAAGCAACTGCCAGTGGGTCAAACACAATTACAATCAAAAATATAAAGAATTTTACTACATTTTTTAGTTCCATACCAAATGCTTCGGCAATAAACCTAAAACCACCCACTTCTTTCTCCAAATCTAAGTTTGAGGTCTTAATTTCGTTGATTTTTTCGTTATTTTTAGCATTTTCCGTTTGTAAAATTTCGATTTTTTTGTTAATTTGAGCAGTTTGTCTATCTTTTTGGTCTATTGAACGCAAAAGACGAGAATTTACCTTACCTTTATCTAAAATTGTGTTTTGAGTTGACGATAACTGACCCAATTGGGTGTTTAATTGAGTAATTTGTGCAGTATTTTGGTCAATTTTAGTAGAATATACTAAAACTTCTCTATCTACCTGTTGCAATTTTAAGGACTGAGATTGGAATGCATTGGAAAGATATCCAAATATACCTGCAGAAGTGATTAACATCAATAATGCAACGGCAGAGGTCAAATACCACTTATTAAATCCTTTTATGTTTTCCCACTCTTGTTTTAGATAAGTTGCAGCAACTAACTTTGCAAACTCCAATGCACCTGCCATTACCATAACCGATACTGCCGCACCACTAAATAGAACACCCAAACCTGTTACGGAGAAATAAGCTGCACATCCGGCAATAATTAGTGCAGAAAATCCGACTAAATATTTAAGCCAATTCATTTATCGATTGATTCTGGTTAATTCGGCAACGCGCTCTACTATCTTTCTTGCATCTTCCAAAGTAGTGTGAGCAACCGATGGTGTCATTGATTGTGCACCAGTAATTCCGTTTTGTAAAATCCTTAATTTTCCGTCTAAAGATTCTAATAACATTTGTATTTTTTCGTTGTATATCATAGTAATAAATATTTGTTTATAATAAAAAAGGTAGAAGTGTTTAATCTCCTACCTTTTCAATATACGAAAAATAACTGAATTAACCTAATTTTAAGGTTAATTTTTTTGGTTTGGACTCTTCCTTTCTTTCAATGGTAATTAAAAGAATTCCATTTTTAATATCAGCTTTTGCTTTTTTACCATCAAAGTTTTTACCTACTTGGATTCGTTCTTCGATGTCTGAAACTAATTGATTAAAAGGACTTTCTTTATCCTCTCCTATCTTTTTAGCTTTAATTTCTATTTTGTCCTCAAAGCAATTAATTTCAATATCTTTAGGGTCGTGGCCTAATACCGATAATGCAATTGTTGCAGATTCATCTTTAATGTCTACTGCGAATTTGTTTGGAACATAAGTTGTTGTTTTTGGTTCATTAAAGAACTCTTCGAATAATTTACTGTAATCAATTGTGTACATAATAAATGTTTTTTTGTTAATAATACTCTATATAGTCCAAATACTATACCAAAGGACTACTTTTGACATTTTGACATTAAAGTATGTTATCTTGTCTTTCAATGATTGTAGACATATGGTCTGCCCAATGCATAATAAATTGTAACTTATAAACTAATTGTTTCTTTAAGTCGTGACCTGCTAAATACTTTTGATTATCTTCATCATACATACCATCGGTAAGTTTGATTGCAAAATACTCTTTCTCATTATACTGAATACCATAATGGTTCAATGTAAAGAAAGTTCTATCAGTTAATGTCATATATGGAATATTCTCATTGCGAACAAACAAAGTTCCGTATTTCTTTTGAGACCATTCTTCCTGATTTGGTAAATAATGTAATTCACCTTTAACACCTAACTTTCCTAAGTCGTGGTGTAGACAACTAAATATCAATTCTTCTTCGGTGAAATCAATCTCTCCACCTTGCATTACGAACAGGTCTCTCATTTTAAGAGCGTTCTTACATACATTAAAGATGTGGTCTATATACCCACCTATATATGCGTTATGATAGTGTTTTGAGCCAGATGCGGCAGATAGTGTAAGGTTAACACCCAATTCTTCTTCGGAATACATATGGAGCAATTTGTCTAATCTTTCTCCGGTAAAATACTTTTTGATAATTCCAATGAATCTATCGTAGTTTGCTTCTAATTCTTGTTGTGTTTTCATAATTTAGAGTTTAATGATTTATAATACTCTAATATACGAAAATTATTTTATATTACCAAATTTAAATTAATGAACTTAATTTTAAATTACCTACCCTTAATCTTTCTGTTGAATTTAAATCGAATATATCTTCATAATAAATAATATCAATATTCAATAATTTACCCAATATATGTAAATCTTCATTTTTACTAATTACATATTTATACCATTGATTAAAATTTGGAGTTGAATACCATTCATATTTTTCATTATATTGAAATCCATTTCGGTGATTATAATCCAAAAACGATAAACTCTCTGCACATGCTTTTAAATCCTTTCTTGATAATAAAATAATTTTATCAAATTCTTTAGATTTATTAAACCAATAATTTACATAATCTTTTTGGCCTATTGGGTATGTTTGGTCTATAATTGTTTTTAAAACTACATTATCTTCTCCATTATAAATAACTCTATTTTGACCATCAAATGGTTCAAATATAGGATTTAAATTATTATCATCGGCTATTTTATTTGTTAAAGATGTAGACCCCGTTCTAGGTAAACATATTATTAGAATTTTCATATTAATTTATTCGTTTCTAATTTTATATGTTCATTTTGTAAAAACCAAAGTAATGAATATCTTTCCCCATCTAAAATAGATGTTATTTCATGTTCAATTCTTACATCAAATAAATAGGTGTTTCCAACTACTTTATTTAAAATTATTTCATCTGGATTGTATAATTTAAAATCACCACCACTAAAATCATTATTTAATAAAACACCAACAGCATATACCCTATCGTCTCTAATATCGTTATGTTTTCCGAACCAATCACCTTTCGTAAATTTATGAAAATGTATCCTTTTGTTTATTGTTCTGATTTGAATGTTTGTTTCCTTTTGTAAAAACTCCTTCAACTTATCAAATAACCAAATAGTATTTTTATTATATTCTATACTCATTGATTCATACATTCTATCTTTATAGTTCCAATTTTGTTTTTTTGATTTTGATATATCAATAATTGATTGACATTCTTCTTGATTAAATAATATTTTTTGTTTTAATATCATAAAAGTTTTGATAAGTTTTTTCTTAATTTGTGTTTTTTAATTATATCATTCATATTATGAATACACATTTGATTAAAACAAACTTTATTTATTTCATTTAAAAATTCTTTAAATTCAGGATGTGATTCTGACCATATTTGTTTTATTAAAAATTCACCATCACTATATGTTCCCCAATTTGTAATTTTATTAAAATATATTTCAACCTTTTCTTTAAGTATATTTTTCATCAATTTATAAAATGAGTCCATCTCTGTGTAATTTGTATCTTGCACAACGAATGAAGCTCTAACTTTTTTTATTGTTTCACATTTAGAAATAAAATTTAAGTTTTCAATTAAAACACCCCAATCCCCACCTCTTCTAATAATTTCATATGTTTTTTGAGTTGATGCATCTATACTTATTTCTATTGTTTTTATTAAATGGTGTATGTGGCTTAAACTATTCCACATTTTTTCATTTAATAATAATCCATTGGTATGTAAATGAATTTGTTTTACATTTGGGAATTTTTTATTATCAAAATTTAGTAACAATTTTCTAATTGATTTTGAAGCAAATGGGTCAGCTGACCCTGAAAGATATAACATCTTTATATTTTTACCATAAACATCGGCAATTTTATTTATTGTATTATCAATAAATTCTAATTCACTTCCATCTGCCATAATTGCAACATTTCTACAAGATGGACATGATAAATTACAACTTCTGTCAAATGCAAAATTTATATTAGTAGGCCCTTTTTTGTATTTTTCGTATTTAAAATTTTCTTTAGAAATAAAACCTTGGGGTATTTGTTTATTATTTATTAAATTTGATAAATATGGGCATTGCGTTTTTGAACAATATTTATACGAACCATCTATAATGGATTCTTGAATATTTTTTAGTGTTTCACTTTCCCAAGCGGTTTCAATATCATCTAAACTACATAATCTATCAGGTAACCATGAGGGACAACAACTATAAACTCCATTTTTATGTGCCTCTAAATAAACAAATGGAGTTGTACATAGATATTTTTTTAGTATTTCTTCCTTTTGACTCACATCAATGTTTTTTTCTCTTTTAAAATTGGAAAATCAAATAATACATTTCCTGCAATTACAATTCTATCGATAGTAGAATTAATAGAAGTATCAGGTCTATGATATACATCTGCGGGGAAAATAACGAGTTCATTTTCTTCTGGTAAAAACATCCTTTGTACATTATCTTCGTTATCCACAAAAAATAATTTACCATCGTTCCCATTTAAATTATTCGGCATTTGTACATAATATGTGAATGTATAATTGCTTTCTATTGATTTTTTTACATGTGGAGAAAACATTGTGTGATTATGATAATGAGATTGTGTGTTCTCATTTCTTGAAATAAAAATCCATGGATATAAACAATAATCAACTTCTTCAACGTTTTTATCTTTTTTAAATAATTCTATACATTTCTTAACACCATAATTTAAAATAAAATCAATTTCTTTACATTTTAATATTATGTTAGTTTGAATTCCTGGAGTTATATATGATGATTCATTATTAAATAATGATACGTTTTGGTGGATTTTTTTTATTAAAACGTCCTTCTCGTATGGATATTTTATTTTTTCTCTAAATATTTTATCAATCATAGTAAACTAATTGTATTTTTTGTTTTAAGATTTGTTTCATAAATCCATCCACTTATAGAATATCGTTTATAGTTTTCATCAACAATTTCATCTACATAATGTAAATCTTTTATATTTTCAACATCAAATATATTTAAACTATTAAATTTTGGTAATAATTTGTATGTAATATTATTTTTATCATCTATGAAGTTTAAGCAACCTCCCTTTGTCTCATCTGCATTTTTTGTCAAATTATAAACAAAAGCATATTTTCTATCTAAAGATATATCATTATGTGGAGATAAAAAATGACCATATGTATATTTTGAAACAAATATACTCTGTGCTGTAAAAAACTTATCTTCTAGTAATTTACTAATTTCTAATTCGAAATTTAACAGAAAAAATAAGTTTTGTATAAATTTTTTATTTTCAATACTACTATACCAATATGAAAATTCACCTTCTTTAAATTTTGATTTTTCATATTCATAAGATTTTTTATGTTTTGAATTTGTAATCCAATCGGTTTGAGAATTGATTATATCATATACATTATTTGCCTTATCTTCAGATAAAAAATTTTCTATTTGTATTGGTTTTCTTTTTAATTCCTCAATATAATCCATAACACTTAATTTTATACTAAATTACCTTTTTTTACAAATCTTGATTCAAAAGTATCCCACAAAAAAGTTTTTAGTTCATCATTAACTTCTATTTTATTTTTTATTTTTTTAGTATCATTCATTTTGTTAATTTCTAATTTTACTCCAAATCTATCGTTTATAAAATCAATAAATTTATCAATTTCAGTTATATCAAATTCGTATGTACATTTTTCATTTTCAGTCCAAAAGTTTTTAGAACCAAAAATACATAAAGTGCCAGTTAAATTTTTATTTATTTTAGTAAAAAAACTATTGTAACAATCCCGCATTTCTTCTAAATTTTCTGAATATATTGCATTTGCAAAATTAGTATTGAAATGTTTGTAGATAAATTCATTATCAACATCTTTCCAATCTATAATTAGTTCATTTTTATGTGTGTTTTTAGAAACATCAAAAAAAAATTCTAATGCACTTAACCATCTATCAAACCAATTTCTATTAATACAAAACGTTTCTTTTATTCCAAACTCATCTATACATTGACTTTTTCTTAAATGGTAATGTTTTAAATTACTTTTACTATTTTTAATAAATGATTCTATTAAAGGTGATTTTTTAATTTTTAAAACTGACGATTCAAATGAATTTATTAAAGAAACAGATGCACACCTTGGTATTGAAATCCAAATAAGTTCATTATTTATGAGTAACATATTAAAATATTTTTATAGTAATCTATTTGATTCTGATTTTACTTTTGTAAAAAATTCATCATCAACATCATCCCATTTTCCTTTAGGACATGCATTTTGTTTTTCTGAAAATATTTTTTTTGAAAGTGGGCAACCACAGGCCGAACAAATAGGTTTTTTAATTACATATTTTTTGTATTCACATGTATCACATATGTTAACTCTATTTAACGCAAGTGTTTTTTGTTCTTCATTTGGATTAAATGAAATAATCCATGCATTAATTATCTCTGCAATTTTCATAACCTATTTAGTAAAATTTAAGAATTTGAACTTACAATTAATGAACCTATTTGTGTCATTATTGTATTGATTGTGGTAATTTCTTGTGTTGTCATATTTTAAGTATTTTTAATTATATTATAATGGTAAACAAACCAATCCACCTGCAAAACAAGGGTTTCCACCATTATATGTGCAGTATTCATACATTTTGTCACACCCGCCATTTCCAATACCAAATGCGTAACAAGGTTGGCATTGGTAGTTATGTTCAATTGCCACAAACATACCAGCATCGGTTTTAGTAAGGAATAAATGTTCATCTTGAACAGTTATTGTCCATCCGTCAAAACCATTAACACTATTAGTTATATTTGTAACAATTTTTTCTACTACATTTACCGTTTCTAAATTGTCTGTTTTAATTAAAAGTATTTTGTCTCCGATTTGCAACATGTCTACATCGGTTCCTTCCGAATTTAAAGTAACCCATTTAACAATATCACCTCTTTTAATTAGATATTGTGATATTGATGTATCTTCCCAAGTTGTATTATCATCAAATGTAATAGTTGTCATTGGTGACAAAATATTTGATTTTTGTTTACCTAAAACTACATTTGTTGAAAAGGTTGAGTTTGATAAAAATTCAGTAAAATTTACACTATATGTTTTGAGTTCATTTGAATCTGTTAAATTTGGTTGATTTTCGTATAACTTTATTGTTTTTATTACATCTCCAGCTTGTAATTCTAATCCTGTCTTATATGTCCCATCTGCCATCATAACCAAATCGTCATTCATTAATTTTGGTTTATTAATAGTTTGAGTATTCGTTATATATGATTTTCTGAAATTAGAATTTATTTCAAATGTTTCAGCATCGTAAGTAACATTTTCAAATAATTGAACATTACCATGTTTAGTATATGCACCAATTGAAATTGATTCCAATGTAGGTGGATATAATAGATTATATGAACGAACTATTGTTACTACATTATTTTCAATCTTATTCAAATTTAAATGATATTCCATTAAAAAATATTCATCAGTTACATTTTGTAATACCACATCTAATTCTTCTAATGTAGAAACTTTAAAAAATTTAGGATATTCATTTCTGTCGTATACCGGATATTTTGCCTTCAAAATAAAATTTGGATGTATACCATTATCAGGTATTGTAGTTATGTTTGATACTATTTCATCATTTTCATTTTTGTATGCAAATTGATGTCCAAATTCGGTAGGTTGTATTAACTTTAAAAAATTAACTTTATCCTTACAATAAGTTTCATCTACTACGGCAGTAACATCATATGCACTTCTTATAATTAAATGTGTATCAGAATCCTCAACATATGGGATAGTTATATTACCACTTACTTCTTCAAAGTAATATTCAACATTTAAACTAGTACATAAGGTTTCTAATTTTTCATGGAATTTTCTTATACCACCAATATATGTTACTTTATTGAAAGTATTGGTAGTTATAAAATTAGATAAATCATCTAAATTAAATAAAGTATCAATTTCTTCTTGTGTTAATCGGTTAATACCTGAATTTGTATTTATTTCAATTGGTAATAAATCACCAGCCTCATTATATACAAAATCTGTTCCTAATAATACTGTTCTCATATTTTATGTTTCTATTTGTCTATAAATATAAATTAATTAAATAAAATTATATTATTTTTTTTCCATATTGAGGTTTTGGAATATCGTTTAAGTCTTCAAATATAATAATAGGTTCTTCAATGGTTTCAATCTCATTTGAGATTATAATGTTTGATTGTGATTCTCTTTCTTGTTCTTCTTTCAATTCTAAATATAATCCTCTATTATAGATTGAATAAGGTATACCTATTCTTTTAAATGTTTCCTCAGCTTGTTCAATTCTTCTCAATCTATCCATTGGAGTATTCCACTTTGTTGTAAAATTAACTCCGTTATGATATTCCAAATATTCTTTTTCAACATCTCTCCATTTCACTAATAGAGTTTGATGTAATAAAAATACAGAACAGGTTACTATTTCTGCCATACAATCTCTAAATTCTTCTACAAAGTCCAATGTTTTTTGAAAATCTTCATCCGTTTCGTTTAGATATCCAACAATGATTTGCATACCAAATAGTAAAGGAAATTCTAATTCGGTTCCTTTATTTTCTTCATTTACTTTTCTTACATTTTCAAAAATTTCTCTAACACCTTGAACATCGGTATACTTCTTCATATGTTTAAGAACGGGTTCTGAATAAGATTCGAATCCTGTAATAAACTTTGTTAAACCTGCTCTACGATATAATCTTATAGTTTCTATATCTCTCATTTGAGATTGTAATCTAACATTACCACCAATATTAATATCTAATCCTCTTTCTATAATTTTTTCACACAATTCTTTTAACCACTTCGGATTACCATTAATAATTGAATCGTGACAAAAGAAATACTTTTTACCTTTTGCAACCCATCCTTCTATTTCCTCTAACACATTTTCAACGGTTCTATAACGATATTCAGGTATATAATCTGGCACGGAACAAAAAGAACACCTATAAGGACATCCTCTACTCATTGTAATAGGCTTAGTGTCCTGATAAACTGACTTATAATAAAAGTTATCTTCTAAAGATGAATAATCTGGAATAGGTAATGCATCCATTGGAATATTTGCTCTCATTTTATTATGAATGAAAATACCATTACAATTCCAAATTAATCCAGGTATAGACATTAAGGACTCCTCACTCCAGTCGGACTTAAGTATTTCTACAAATGTCATCTCACCATCACCTCTACTAATTGCATCGATGAAAGTATAGTCGTTTGTTTTATAATTTGAATTAGGCAATCTACCAAAGTCTAACACTTCAACACCATTACCACCAACTAAAATTTTAACCTCTGAATATTTTTCTTTTACTAATTTTGCAATTGCAAGTGTTCCATCTATATTACCATCAATGATACTAAATCCTAAAAATTTCGGTTTTGCCTTTTCAATATATCTACCTACAAATCCATATGCAATGTCGTATGTTTCCTGAAAATTGTATAATAGATGAAATTGACTTTGTTTAGAGTATGTGTTAAATAAATTGAAAAACTCACCCTGTTTATCCGGTGGGTTCAAAAAGAAATAATCGATTACAGGGTCTATAATTGCAACCCTTAATTCGGGTTCATATTTATCTATCCAAGACTTTAAACCAACTATACCAGAATAATATCCACTTTCATTGATATTAGGAACTTGCATTAACAAACAATCTTGTTCTTCGATGTCTTGGAAATGGAATTTGTGTTCTATCTCTAATCCTTTGCCTTTCTCTGCAAAAACAGTTTGACGCATGTATTGTAGTAAATCGACTTTGATATCAAATACCTCAACACCACTTTTCATTTGGTCATCTACCCTATTCTCAACTTTTTGAATTTGACTTTCAATATCAGGACTAATGATTTCGTCAATTTGCATGAATGTAATTTTTATCTATTAATATACACATAATTATCGACATTACCAAAAAAAAGAAAATGAGAGGGAGGGGGTTGGGGGAAAGTCGAAAAGTCGTTTTTTAAGAAAATTTTTGTATCTCCTATTGATAGTTGCAACTTCTTTCTTTTTTATATAGATACCCTTATTTCCTCATTATATCCCTTTTAAGACGTTTGACATACCATATAGGAAAGTATACCACCCAATAGAGAGAAACCACAAAGGTTGCAATGAAAAGTACCGACATCATCATTATAAGACGCAAGAATAGTAATATAAATTTAATGATTGATACCATTTCCAAAGATTGATGTGTAAATGCCAACAAATCCGACAATCATCCAAAATATGTTTAGAATAAGATAAGCTTTGTTGTTTCTTTCCCATGCACAATATGTTAAAATGATTGCATCGATGGTATTCCATATCCACATAAGTAGGAAAGGAGTTTGAGGGCCCATAATAGATAGAGTACCGAATGCAATAACTCTCATTACAACTCCGATATGTTCCATCCATTTAATTGTACTTTCTTTTAGTAACTTTAATTTCATAATAACTATTTATCTTGTTTCTTTGTAAGTGCTTGTCTTAGTTCTTGAATCTTATCTGCAAGGAAGTTTTGATTTTGTGCATCCGTAGATTGGCCTTGTTGTATTCTTTGTTCAATACTTATCCTTTGTTCTTCAATTCTTCTCCTTACTCCTTCATTGGTTTCTGCAATACTATCCTCTAAATCTATTTTGGTCTTTTCTATTTCGGACTTAAGTTGTTGTGCAGGAGAATCTTCAATAGAAAGAATATCACTACTCTCAGTTCTTCTATTACTATTGATAGTATTATCGTCATCATCTGTATCAGTTCTTGCAAGGATATCTTGTTGAATAATACCATATGGATTAGGAGTAGGTATAGTACCATCAAAGAATGTACTCTTAATAGTATTAAAATCTCTTCTTAATAGGTTTAATTGGTCATCCAGTCCTATGAGAAAAGTTCTTAGTTTATTTGGTATGAAAATGGTTTCTTCTTGGTCGGTTTGAGTTCTTATAGGTACAAAGGTATAATGTGGATTTGCCGACTTATCCACCATCTTAAAGTAGTCTACCACTTCAAATTTATCCTTAGGCCTACTACTTTCTTTATCTAATGTATAGTTGATTTGGTCTATTAACTTTTGTGATATTCCATCTATTAACTCTTTGCCCTCATTTGTGTATTCGATATCAACAACACCGGATTGTCTATTCTGAAAATCTCTACTATCGATAAGTCCTTGTAACTTACTTATATCCAATTCAATAATCTTAACCGTCTTACCCATCACCACTTCTTTATCCTTTACTTTGATACTGCCATTTTGTACTATATCGTAATGAGGGTTCTTAGATTCTTTTATTAAGTTAAGAGTCTCTAATGAACATAGATAATTCTCACCTACCTTCACTACAATGCCACTTCCTGAGATTAGAGGTTTTAAGTTTTGTAACTCAACACCAATAGGTAAGTATATAGGTTTAATGTCCTTTGATGCAGAAATCTTCCAATTCTTGCCATCGATTGTATATCTTTCCGGATTTTGGTTAATTTCTTTAATTCTCATTTGTTATTTCTTTATATGCCTTCCTATATAACTTTAATTCGTCCTGAATCTTTGTCTTTCTTATTACTCTTAATTCGTATAGTTTCTTTTGCAAGCTTTGGTATAATCCTTCATATATTGAATCGGTTATAATATAATTAAGAGTCAATCCTTTTTCGTATTCCTTATATGATTCCGTATCTTTAAATTCCGATTGAACTTCATCTAAAGGTTGTATAGAGAATATCTTTGCAACACCGATAGATGTTCCATATTCTTTTGCAACTCTGTCAAAGACTTCTTCTTTTAACATATTACTTCGTTTAATTCGTTAACACTCACTTACTTCTTTTTAATTGGTATAGGGATAACGATTTTCTTTTTCATTGCAAGAGGTACATTACTTCTTTGTGCAACTGAACCAATAGGGTTGTAGATGTCGTTTGCACAACGGGTTAAGAACTCATTGTCCGTTTCGTTGGGTAGTCTCTCACAAACTCCTTCCTCTAATTCTTTTATTAATATTTCTTTTAGTTTCATACACCTATAAATATAACTTAAGTAAATAAAATTCCCTTAATAGTCAGATGTGAGTGTCAACTCTCATGTCAAAAAACGCGCTATAGGGGAAAATTGGACCCCGGTATTCGCACGTATCCGACCCGGTTTTGCATATCGCACTTTTTGCGACCTACACGAAACCTCGACTCGTCTCCACCCCACACGAAAAAATGAGCACAAAGAGACCGACAGCATTTACGCTATCGGTTCATCCTATGATTAGGAGCTCTTTGCAATTAAAATAAAAATATGAAAACCAAGGAAAACTTCTCTCTTTAAAATTGTCTACTTACCCACTTAGGATAATTACTATATTGTTGCATGAGTTCAGTTGCTCGATAATCTTTCACTTCTACTCTACAACCTATATGCATCTCTTTGCACCAATGTTGAAAGTTCTCATCTGCTAATACCTTCTCTCTTTCTTTCTCTATACTATGTAATCTATCTATGTCTATACTATTGATTGTCTCTACTATTGTATTCATACTACTATTGTTTATTGAACTGAATTTATTTTTATTAAGATTGTCCGATTAAGCTTTTGCTTTGGGTGGACTCTGCGTGAATAACTCTTTAAGGTATTCTTCTTCATCCTCCATTTGTTCAGCGGTCATCTCATTGTATCTATCTAACAATGCAATTGCGGACCTGATTTCACTTAACTGTTCACTTGCAGCCCACTTCGGTTTGCCGTCTTGCAGACCTTTAATCTTCTTCATCAATACTATCTCATCTTGTTTTAACTTCTTAATTGCGTAATCCATCCTTATACTTTTTATTTATTTTATCTTTAATTTGTTTCCACACTATCGGTGTATACTTATCTTCGTTTCTTCTTGCTTGTCTCTCATACGGGTTTCTACTATATGAACCGGGGTACTTATAGTATTTCGTTCTTATTGGTTGTAGTTGGTGTGTCCATTCGTGTACACAAGTATTGATTAACTCTCTCACATCACTACATTGGTCCCAGTATATCCATACCTCATTGTCGTCCGCGTCGTATGCACCACAATCGGTATCATATCCTTTCACTACGGACCAGATAGGGTCAAACTTCTTTCGTTTGTTTACTCCCATATTCGTGCGACACCATCTCAGGACCATATTTGCAATTCGCACTGCAGGTTCTCTACCTAATTTTGTTATAGGTGTTTTTAAATATATCATATTCGTTTTAATATGGTTATAAAAAAAGTGGTACTCTCGGGGTACCACTTTGTTAACTATCAAAGTTTTTCTTGTAAAGTAAATCGGAGAATAACCATTTGTAAAGTAACCGAGATAACTTTGATATAGAGCGGTGAGCTAGATTTGAACTAACCCCTTTAGTCTGGATGACTATCGTGCAACCCATGGGCTTTTACGTCCGTGAGGTAACCATTACACTTTCACCGCTTCATTGGTACGAACTAATAGTCCGTACTAAATTATTTTACTACTGATGTAGTGTCTACTACTGGAATAGATGTTGTATCAACACTCGTTGAATCAACTACTACTGCTGTTGAATCAGTTGTTGCTTCAGTTGAAGCAGAACCACAACTAGCTAAACCGATAACTAATACTAAAGACATCGCACCTACTTTTGCTTTATTCAAAATAGATGATAATCTTTTCGCGTTGTAAAGAGCTTTAGTTGTATAAAAATCTCTCTTTTGTTCACTCAAAGTCGTACTCGCTTCGTTTAAGTTGTTTACTAATTCAGTTACTTGATAGTTCACTTTTGTTGCAATTTTCTTTGCCATGTTATTTTTTTGCTTCCCATTAAGTTATTAATTGTTCAAACTCCATTGAGGCGGGTCGCTTTTACCTCAGCTTCGTTTGTATCTTTATTTTGTTATTGTCTCTTTGTTATATGTAATATACGACAAATTTTTGACATTACCAAATTTATTTTATTTGAAATCTATCACATCAGGTAATCTGAATTTAAATGCATCTACGATGATATCTAATTCTAGAGCCGAATAATATTGTTTCTTACTCAATTTAACATAAGTTGCTTTAGGACCTGTAATATATAATTTCTTATCCTTTAATTCAGTTATTGATTTCTTCGTCAAATGTTCCATTAGATATGTGTAGTGGTCTTTAGTTCCGTTTGGTTTTGCTAAAGCGTAAGGATATGCCGTCACTTCAAATTTACCTTGAGGATTTTCGTATATTGAAATAATCCATTGTTTCCATACTTCGTGAATATGTCTTTTTTGTTTTGTAGATGATAATCTTTTTACAGTAATATGCTTTTTCATTTTGTTTCTTTTTTATTTATTAATTATTTGTCGGTGTCCTCACCATTTGCAGTTGTTGATTCTACATTGATACTACCACCATTGTAGTATGTACTATAAGCGGTGTCTAAGGTTAATTTGTTTGAAACCAATGCACCTTCTAATACATTAGTTGCAATCAATTCCTTTTTATCTTTCTTACTCAATACATTTTTTATCAATGAGGTTTCTAACTTATCCATTTTAGTTTCGATTTCAATTTCACCCACATACTTACGAACACTTTCTTCGTCAACAAAGATACGAGGCTTGTCCATCTTCGGTCCTGATAACTCAATCACTTCGTAGATATGTTTACCATCACCGAAATTGAATTTCTTATTCTTCACTACAGCTTTATAACCTCTCTTACCTAATTTAATTTCTTTTACTTTCTTATTCATATTATTATCTTTTAATGTTTTTAATTACTTCGTTGAATGGATACCAGGGTATTGACCTTTGCATATTATCTATTTATATTATCTTCAATTTGCTTTATTAGATGTTGTGCAGTATCTGCTATCTTATCAATACTATCTTCACTTCTACCGGATGTCCATGTATCACTATTAAACAATTCACTTAATGCTATTAGTACAGTTTGTTTTTGTTCGCTTGTTAACTTTAATGTCATATCTTTATTTTAGTGTGTTGAATTTAATTCATAATGAAACTTTTGCAATTGTTTCGTTTCGTATTGGTGAGCTTCTGCTTTACCTCTAATCACTTTGAGGATAAACAAATCATATACTGACTCACTATGTTCTCTCATATCATTGTATAAGGACCAGTTTTTGTTTTCCTTTCTCGCTCGACTAAAGTGTTTTTGTAATCTTAATTTAGCAGAATAGTGAAACCTTCTACCGATTGCAACTGTAACTCCTATATAACTCTTACCATTTTCAGTATTTACTATTTCGTAAATTACATGGTTTCTATCGTTTCGTTTCTTTCGTACCATTTCTTAATCTCTTTATCTATTGAAAAATTTGTTTCTTCTTTGTTCGTATATTGTACACCTAGTTTTTGTGGTTTCTTACGACAAAGATAAGTTTGTTTTTTCGATTTTAGTTTTTTAATTTTCCCTAATACAAATGCAAACCAAACTTTATCCGATTGGTGAACTTCAGGTAATACCTTCTCCCACACTTTTAATTGGTGGTTGATAAGGTGTAATGTTAAATGCTTACTCATATTCTATTTTATTTATTTTATTTTACTATTGTTCCATATCCGCCCGAATTAGTGTTAGTAATAAACCAACTCCAATCTTCATCACCATAAAACCTATCCCAATTCTTACCTTTACTCAATCCCTTACGACCATTGTATTGTATTACTCCAATGTCCTTTAAGTTTTTTCGTATCGTTGAATAGTATCCGTTAAGACTTACCTTACCTAATCTACCATCTTCAAATAGCATTGAGGTTATTACTTTTATCCACGATGGTTTGACTTCTAATTCCATTACATTGTAAAGGTGTTTATATACTTTTGCAACCATTCGTTTATTTGCAGAATCATATCCTACTTTCTCTTCCCATATTTCGTTTGGTGTATCAATTGGACTTTGTAAATGTGTTGGTGTTATATTCTTATTCATATTATTTCGTTTTAATTTCATTAAATTTTATATCTTTGTCGGTTAGGTTTAAAGTATGTCCGACATATACTATACTTAAAAAGATTATTAATCCTATCATATTAGATTGTTTTAATTGGTAACTTCATATTTTCGATTCGTTTGATTTCAGTAAACACATCAACGATATTCATTTTTGTATCGGTATGTTTTTTAACGAACTCACTCGCGTCCTTTCTATTACTGAAAAACTTTTTAATACCTTTAGGACCTGTTACTTTATATACTTCAAATTCAGCAGGTTTAAAGTTCTCACTTTTCATTCTCAATACTCTTTTGACTTTCTTTATAGAGTAGTTACTCTTTACATTTTCTTTACTTTTCATACTTTACAATTTTAATGGTTAACAAAAATAGTGTTAGATTAACCTAACACTATATCAATAGCTCGTTTTGACAAACCTAAAGTTTGTTTCAACTCTTTACGACATTGACTAATAAACTTCTTTTCTACTTTACCCATACTAATAGGATAAGATGAAATAATTTGTGAAATAGTCAAAGACTCTTTTTTCAACTCAGCGAAAAACTTCATTTGTTTTTTCAATTCAGTATTATTCTTAACTGAAACTTTATGGACTCTACCCATAAAATCCTTAAACTCTACAATTGAATTTGGTTTAGTAGGTATGTTAAACTTACTACCCGCGAAATTACGATATTGAGGTTTTTCGTTACGAGATGTATTATACGCGACTTCCGTATATTGGTTAAATTCGTTTGTTTTGTAGTTATTCATATTCTTTACAATTTTAGATATTAGAAAAATTTTATATATACTCCCCTCATTGTTGGGATATACCCAAAGATACGACAATTTAGGACCCTGGCAATGGCTTTTTGAAACTATTTTGAAAAGTTTTTATGGGCAATCAACGAGTTGCACATATATTTTTTTACTATGTGTAAGTTATTAGGAATCAATCTGTTATAACTCATTGAAAATCAACCAGTTACGGGCCGGGATTTAACATAATATCAGTTATATGTCTTTTTGAGCATAACTCGTTGATACTGAATAAGTTACCCATTTAACATAATATCTTATATAAGAACACTCTAAAGCGTTGAAAATCAGTCAGTTATGTAACTCATTGATTATCAGTAAGTTATAAAAAGGGTATAAAATTGAATAAAAAATAACTTTGAATTAATTGATTACAGCAGGACCCGTCAAACCCTTGCCACCAATGAGTTTCAGAGGAGGACTAAAATAAATTCACTTTACCAAATCCGTGCAATCCACTGCCAGTAAGGGTTTGACAGAATATTTTTCTACCAGGTCCGTGCTACAACAGAAAATTTTTCGGTGTATTTTCGTATAGGGGAAAAAAATACTTTCAAAGCGTGGATGTGCAGGATACATTGACTTCGTTTGATATACTTTTATTGATATGTTCGTTTATGTAGTGTGTTAGTATGTTAGTAGTTTATAATGATACATAAAAACTTTTGACACTCTTTAACACAATTTACCACTTTCACCCACAAATTAACACTACTATTTTAATTTTGATATAGTATCGTTTGATATACTATTGATTGAATATTGAATACGATTGAACGCACACATTGTATCAAAGTCTTTATACATTTGTTCATATATCATTGCAAATATTCTATCCTTAACTTCTTTAGTTGGTTTAATATTTAGACTTCTTAACCTTCTATTCTTATTCATATCTTATTTTTGATTTGTTATACTCCTAAAGTTTCTTGCATCCTTTGTTAACCTCTTTAATTCCTTTACTTCATATAGTACACACATCAATCCTATTATTGCAATACACATTAATATAAACGATATCCCTTCTAATACATCTTTTGTTTTTAGTTCGTTATTCATATCTTATTTTATTAATCCGTTATCTTTTAATCTTTGTTCTCTTTCCTTATAGTACCTATCCAGCATATCTTCTAATTCCTTTATTTTCTTTTTATCGTTCATATAGTTTGTATGTTGGTTATACATTACTATTACACTTACTATCATTACTACTATTATTCCTATCATATTTGTTTATTTATTTTTGTTCTTTATATAGTCTCTTAACCATAGTACATACATTATCATTATACATACTATATACATTATTGTTTGCTTTACATACATTACTATTAGCTGAATTTATTTTATCTCGTTCTTCAAAATTGTTTTACTTATTCCACTCACCACTTCTCAATATACTCGCAATGTAATCCCAACTTTGTAATGTAGAAAGGTATACAGGTGTCTCAAACCTTTTACCTTTGTATATTACGCATGTGGGTATGTATGTCAATCCTATTGTATCAGTTTCTAAATTCATACTAATCATTTTTAATTGTTTCATTCGTTGCGAATAGAATAAATAAACATCCTAATCCTACTTCACCTATCCACATATACATTCCACCCAAAAAGAATGCCGTTGGTGCACATATTACATTCCAAATCTTTTTAATCTTTTCCATTTTACTATTGTTTTATTTGTTATTACTATCTTATTACTGTTTTTGACTTTGCATGACTATCAAAAAAATTTCCTTAAACGACTCACCCCCAACCCCCACCCCTTCGGTTCGTGGTTTGTGGTTTCGTATTAACCTAATGCAACTAATCTTAATTTATCAATGAATATATCCATGTTACTAATTTCGTCTTTTGATATATACAATTTATGTCCCGTACTACTATGTAATGTAAAATATGTTCCTAATGCATTATATTGAGCCGGTTCTCTATTCAATATAATTGTTATACCATATTTTCTATTGGTTATTTCAAATTTGTATTGATGTTCAACTGCAAGTAAGTTTTTATTATCCATACTAAATTGTTCAGTTATCCTTTCAACATAAAAGTTTTTCTTACCCAATCCTTTATTGTTTAATTTATTTAAGTTTTGTATTGTTAACATATACTATCCTTTTATTTCAAATTCTTTATTGTAGATATTATTTTCTTTTATCCATTCAATTGCATAGTTTATACCTATTCCCTTTTGATACATTCCTGCATCTTCTATCTTACTACCCTTATCCATCAATTCATCTGCTAATCCTTGTAATTGATTCAATTCCCTTCTTTCAATTGTTATAAATTGTTTAAAGTCTCCTATTAATTGATTTGTCTTGTCCATAATCCGTTTATTAATTTATAATGTTTAATTCCACTAAATTCTTTTATATAATTGTAGGGTATTGTTATAAAACTACTTTCTCGTTCACTCCATTGTTTTGTTAATGTATTATCAATATATAAATTATCTTTGTAGTGTTTTATTGTTTTCCAATTATACCAAAGCAATTCAGTCAAATCATTATTAAGAAACTGAATATAATCTATATACCAATCGTGATACTTATTGTATTTTTCATTTTCGTTTTTGTCTTTGTATGTTGGCAATTCACTCCAATATTTATATTTCCTAACAGGTATTCTAAAATGATTATGTTTTTCAAACCTATCCATTCCGTAGTTAATCATTTCAATATCACATCCTCTTTTAAATTTAGGTACTTCTAAATCCAAATCATATTTTCCACCTAATTTGATATCCCACCAACCTTGATTTTCTAAAAATGATTTTGCAATTATCCTATCGTTTGTATCGTCGTGAGCTAATGCATCAATTCTATTTACCATTGTCTTTTTTATTTATCCATTTCGTTTTCAAAAGCTTTCATCGCTCTCTTTACATTATCCATTTCGGGTATATCTAACTTTTCACCCATTGAAACGAATCCTATTGTTAATATTGCAAATACAATACCAATACTAAACTCTACCGCTCGTTCACTATACAATGTGTCATTTTGTGCAGTCACTCCGTTATGTGTAGTTATTTGCAATCCTAATAGTGTTTCTCTTTTACTTAAAAAACTAAATCCTAATTCTATTTTCATATTATTTGTTTTAAAACGGGTTATTGAAATTTATATTACCCTGTGTTTGTTTTGCTTTTGGTTTACATTTTACTATCAATGATTCAAATATTAATGCAGTTAGTTCTAATGATTTTAATTTTCTACCTACAATCCATTCTCTGCCGTATTGTGTTATATCTGCACCATCCCTCAATACCATTTCATATTCGTTTGTAATAAGTTTTGTTCTAAATATTTTTATTGTGTATGGCATAGAATTATATGCAACTCTAAAACTATATTCCGTTTCGGTTTCAATCACTTCACCTATTCTAAAGTCTTTGTAGTGATGTGCCCAACCTTCTAATTGTTTATAATTCTTTATTGTCAAACTCATATACTAAATAGTTTTGTTCTTTGTGTGTTTCAACTCTTGTCGGTTTTGTGTGTAATAAACTATCTGCTGACAATTCAATTTCATTTTTAACAATCATTTCAATTGTTCTTTGCATGTATATTATTTTCATATTACTTCAATCTTTAAAATTTAACATAAAAAAATAAAGATTCCCATTTAGAATGTGCAAGAAAACGAGTCCCATCTTTACATTCATATAGAAAAACGGCCTTACCATTTACTGTATCGGTGAATCTATATTCTATTAACTTTGCAAATAATCGTTTCATACTATCCTTTTAAATCTTTTCTAATATCCTGTTTAACCTTTTCCAAATATACCATTCTTTCATTTTGAGAAACAAAGGGTACACTCCAAAATTGACGAGTCTTTGTTTTAAACCAACCGAATACAAATGAATACACACCCATAACCAATCTCAATTTAACTGAATTAAAATACATTGTTAATACAGGCAATGCAGGTGCTCCATGTGTCAAATAAGTTCTAACTTTTTTATCACTCAATAGAGGTGTTGGATAACCATACACTTTTGTAACGGGTGTAAACTTATATGCAAACCCTGGTGTAAATATTTGGTCAAAGAATGCCTCCATTGCAGGTGTGCATCTAAACCACCATACGGGAGAAATAATATAAATCCTATCTGCCCAAGTTATTAACTCTTTGTATCTTTTGATTGTATCTTTTGAAAATTCAAATGTTATATTTTCTTTGTATAAATCAATAACACACGTTTCCTCTTTATTTTGTTTTAAAAATCCTTCAATGGTTTTCATTATACCATTGTAGCAGAAACTCTTTTTATCAGGGTGTCCTATTATAATTAAGTTTTTCATTTTATATAAATTTTAATATTGCTAAATCTTTTTGTTTTGCTTCAACCATAATGTCCACGTCCAATTCGTATGTATCGGGGATGGTATCAATATAATCGGAATGTGCTTGTGCTTTGACTTTTGTATTGTTTTCATGTAATGCTTTACTTTCGGAATAATGAACTGCTGGTGTTATACCTTTCGGCCAGGTTGATACTGCTAACTTTAATGCATCTCGTTCACTTAAATCTCCTGTGTTAAATGTGTGGTGGTGATAATCAAATGTAATCGGTATGTTAATCTTATTATGAATATACATTAAGTCTTTAACTGAATACATACTTGCCTTATCATCATTCTCTATTGTTAGTCTTGTCTTAACTGAATTAGATAGTTTGTCAAAGTTAGTACAAAATCTATCCATTGCTGCAATCTTGTCACCATATACTCCGTTGCAATGTATATTAATTTTATTGTAAGGTGTTTTGGATAAATTCATTGCGTCCATTATTTTACCATGCACTTCTAAATCTTTTATTGTATTTTCTACTACACTTTCTTTTGGTGAAACTAATACATTAAACGGACCTGGGTGAAATGATAATCTTTGTTTATACTTTGTTGCCTTCTCACCACATCTTTGTAGTATTGTATGTATTGCTTTCCAATCTTTTAATTGTTCAAATTCATATTCAGTTGCCCACGGAAACATCTCGCTACTCATGCGATACATTTTAATCCCCATTTCCTCATTCCAATCTATAATTCGTTCGAGGTCTGCAACATTCTGCAATACCAAATCCGATACATAGTCAATACCCTTTGCTATGAAAGTTCGTTTGACCATTGTCCTATTCGTTGTAATCTTTTTACCTAATGAAAGGTTAATACATGCATATCCTATATTCATATAGTAAATATACGACAAATTTTTCACTTTACCAAATTAGATAGTCTGCATGCAAATGATAATTTTATCTATTGTATCAAACTCATTCGTATTTAACCAAAGGGTTTTACTATTGTATTCCATTACATACATTCCGTTGTCGGTTTGTTCTCTATGTAGTAATATAGTTTCTACTGCCGGTTTTATAGTAGCATCATATCCTAATGTAAATTCGTAGAATTGTTTATGTTCTTTAACTCCAATAATATTAAACACTTCGTTATATTCTTGTCCGATTAACTTTTGCGGGTTTTTTATTGTTAACATAGTAATCGTTTTATTTGTTTACAAAAGAAATCTAAATTGTGTATGTCTGAAAATTTCAAATACAAAGAATAGTTACCATGTGATATTGTATATTTACCTCGTTTATTTTTTATACGATTAAGTTTTAAATCTCTATATTGTCCTTTACCATCTATCAATGAAATATGATAAGTTGTATGTCCACACACCATTGATTTCACACGAAAGGAATATCCTATCGGGTACCTAACTATTTTATCTAAATTATTTATTGTTAACATTGTTTACCATTTACTTAGTGGACATTTACTTTCAGGACTTAAAGTCTTTGCTGATATATTACATCCACATCCTTTTGTTTCTTGTTTTGTTATTTCGTTTATTCCTATATTTTTAGGACTACATGTATTATTTATCCTCATATGACATACATTACATAGTAATAATCTATTCTCTGCCATTTGTTTTATATTCGGGTCTAATGTTCCTATTCTATCTTTAACTACATTTGCCCATCCATTTATTATTTCATTTAACTTTGACATATTATGTATTTTATGTTAATTATATAATTGTGTTGCAATTGAATAACTAACTGGTGTCGATGTTAATTGCATTTTCAATATTTCATCCACCATTTCCTCAAATGTTTCTCTAAAATTTGAAATAGACTTCATCTTTTGTTTATTCATTTTACGAGTTGCACTAAATTTATTATCATCCCACATTGATATAAAAAATATACCATCTGCGGTATTTTCACCTACTATAAATTTATGTTGTGGTGTCAATACTGATAATTCCCATTTTGGTTTTTGTGGTAAATTCAAATTTAATATTGTTGCTTCATACTTTGTTTCATGTGCATTGTGTATTGGGTTAACTATACAATAACCTTTATATGTAATCCCACTTAATTTTTCCCAACCTTTTATTTTCATATTAATATTTTTTGACTTCTGCAATCATTCTATTTATTAATTCATTCCTATCTTTTACCAACTCAACAGGTATACTATCGACAGTCATACTTTTATTAATATTCCAAATATTGAATTGAACTTTACCATTTTTAATATCAGTATGTATTTCAAATATTGTATGATGATTAGACGAACCATTTTTAACTCCTGCGAATTTGTATAAAGTATAAGGTTCATTGTCCGATGCGTTGGTACGTGCCTCATGTTTCATATAACATATTTCAATCGTAGAACCATCCAAACACAAATTTTTACTATTAATCTTTTCGGGATTAGTTATCTTTAATTTTGTTTTCATTTTGTTATTTTCTAATGCACATTGTAAATGGTCAGTACCTACTAAATAATCCATGTCAATCCATTTGGTATCTTTACCACAATATCTACAAATCCAACTCATTATTTTTTTCCACTCTTTTCTCTTATCCACTTATACATAAAATCGATATCCCTTTTTTCAATTTCTTTTTGGGATTCTAATTCATGTCCAACACAGGGTGATATCTTTGCATGCTCTCTTTGATAATCGGTTTGTGTTTTTGGTTTACTACCTATTGTACCCATTGTATCTACTGAACTTGTTGGTGGTGTCCAACTTGGCATATGTTCATAAGGATAAACTGCTCCTGTAATTTCCATATCAAAGTATCCACCATCCTTTTTAATTTTATCTATTAATTGTTTTGTACTTTGTTTTGCTCCAACTAAATATCCAATACTGAATACAATAGTCAATACGAATGTTACTAATACTACCATAACTTATTTTTTAGATTTTAATTCTATTATTTGTTTTTCTACTTTTGCAAACCTTTCTTTCAATCTTTCTAATCTTATACTACGACCCCACTTACCTAACCAATTCACTCCCTGAAATTTCTCCCAATAAATGATTTGTTCTTGCAATTCTTTTTTTCGTTTATAGAGTGCCATAACTTTTTCCGATTTCATTCTTTACTTCTTTTGTAATGTGAAATAGTAATTCCACTTCAACCAACTAATTGCTATTCCAAATGCCGGTGTAAATGTATTCGGCCCTGCGTAATATTTTTTACTATACCATAATTTTAATATTGGTAATACCACTACAATATCTTTATTCTTTTGTAGTTTGTTGTTGTCAATAACCCATTCTAATTTTCTCATTTTATTTTGTATTTTGTTTTGTATTTTCTATTGTTTCGTTTTGTGTTTGAACTTTTGAATTATACATTTGTCTAACTATACTACCCAATTGTTGGTCGGTAGTATTTTCGTCTAATATAATTTCTTTACGGATAGTCAAATATTGTTTTGCTTCCTCAGCCCATTCTATTATTTGTTTTGCGTATTGTTGTTTCATAACTTTATTTATAATGTAATATACGAAATTTATTTCATTCTGCCAAATAAAAAGGGGACACCCTAATCAAAAAAGGTATCCCCGTACGCACATGGCATGCAAGATTTTTATGTATGTTTCCTATAAGATTTTGCTTTTAATTGCTCACTTCTAGTTTTGTTTCCCATCTTTTTTCTATTCAGGGATTTTGTTTCTTTCTTAGTCATTTCTTTAATTCACTTGTCCAACTGGCATGAATATATACTTTTGAGTATCTGCACAATCTTCAGTTTGTTCAACATCTTCATTGTGGTCTGTCATCCATTCGTATACTTGTTCCATTGTCATTGATTCACAACCAGCAACTACTGGTCCACCACAACATTCTCTGATACAAAATAATTCTTCCATTTTTATTAATTTTAATTGTTCCTATATAAATATCAAAAAATTTCCAATTCATCGATTTTATTTACAAATAAATACTCCTGTGTTTGATGAAATTTCAATATCTTTTCAACTCCATAATACTTTTTTAGTGCTTCTGCATATTCACCCGTTACTTCTTGTGTAAATCTTTGTATTGGTAATTTCTTTACTATTTCGTATAAGTCCTCACCAACTTTTGCTGTTTCTATTTTTCTCATTATTTCCAAAATATTTGTACTAATAAAATACTCGCTGCTAACATTAGACACGTTAGTGTTTTTAATGTCAATGGTTCTTTAAATAATATCATACTCAAAAGTACAAATACAATCATACCAATACCAAATCCAATAAGACGAGAAGGCCATAATTGACCATCACCCCATGCAACTAAATGTTCTACCGATTTAATGTAAAACCACGCTGCTGGTATTGAACTTAATAATATTATAATTGGATATTTTTGATACCAACCATATTTAATACTTCCCTGCAATTGCATAAAAGAAAATATTTGTCCTAAGATACCATAAAAGATACCATATAATAACCTATTCATTTTGTTTTGTTTTAAAAGTAATCCTTCATTAAATGATTTACAATCAAATCACTATAAAGTATTGTTGATGGATGTTGACCAAATAAGTTTTGGTCATTATTTTTATCTTCATACACCTTTATACCATATTTGTCAATTGCAAATTCATCTATTCCACCCCAAATAATATTTTTTTCTTTGTTTTCATAAAACCACCAACCACTCCAATCAATCATATTGTATAATATTTTTATTATAGAATTTATTTCCCAAATATGTTTGGAATTTAAATAATCTTGATATAGAAAATGTTCACCCGAAATTAACTTTGTTTTTTTAATATCTTGTAAACCATTTTCATTATACATTGAAAATTGATTATTTATTAAACAAAATTTATATTTAATTCCTTTAGATTTTAAATATTGTTCCGATAATAAAATGTTTTGAAAATATCTAATAGCTCTATCAATCAATTCAATATTTCTAATATCCATTGATTGCACATTCAAACCACTTACATAGTTTTCCAAAATGTTTTGAATTATATCATTTGGAAATTTTGGTTGATGTTCCTTTTCAGGATTTATTACATAATAATTTCTAAATTTAGGATAATCACCTGGAAATATTTTTTTAACCACCAGATTATCCAAAACATTTTTAGAAAAATCGGTATGTTTTATAATTACTCTATCTGGATAATTTATTGGGTCTACTTCGAATGCCCCATCAATTTGATTGACTAAAAATTCGTTTTGAATTACGATATCTTTTCTATATATTTCTGAAAATTCAGCTAAAACAAATATATCATTTGGGTTAACTCCGATTGAAAGTAATTTATCAATTGTATCGATAATGCTTATCATTTGAAAATTAGAACCCATTGATATAGAATGTAAATCTATAACTAATTCTAAATTTTCAATATCATTTATTAATTTTTGGTCAAAAACATGTGAGAATTTACCATAACTACATCCAGTTGTTAACAATATTTTTGGAACCATAATTTATTTAATAATCGTCATCCTCAAATGATAATGCGTCTGCTTGTGCATCATCTTCATAAATTTCATCTTCAATCAATTCCAATTTTTCATAAACATCATCGATTAGTGGGTGAGAAACTCCCTCTTTATCGATTGACTTTAGATTTTCTTTGATTTGATTTACCAGTTTTAATATTTCCTGTTTCATTTTCTAAGTTTTGAATAAGTATATCCAAATCACGAATTTCGGCACATTTTTCGTATTCTTCCATATCCATAAAATATTCCATTGCTTTTTCCAAAGTCAATTTAAGATTTTCTCTCTTTAGAATGAATACTAAATTGTCATAGTAATTAGATACCATTATTGCCTGAACATTGTCCAAATCTTCAGTTAATAACTTCCTCGAATACCTAACCAATTCTGAAAAAATAATATAACGGTTTTCTTCTAACCAACCATTAACTGATTGATTTTCTAAGTCTATGTGTAATATAATTGGTACATCTTTCATCTACAATAAATATTCCAAACCTTTAATATTCGGGCGTTTTAATTGTATGTCAGTTTCCGACTTAGTAGTTCCAATTTTACATTGTTTCTTATACCAATTATATAAGTCCTCCAATCTTCCCTTACCTCTACTTCGTTCCATTGCCTTATCCCACAAATCCTTTCCAAATTCCTTAGTAAGTTCACTTCGTAATTTATAGAGTATCATATTCTCATCTCTATTTGCTTCAAATTCTAACTTTAAAGCTTTAACTCGTTTCATTTGTGATGCTTCTAATGCAACCTGTATTCTATTTTGTTCATCCGTTCCACCATAGTTTTTATAAGCTTGTTGGTATACTTTGTCCGATGTTTCTCTCATTTGTTTTGCCTCACCAAACATATACGAATAATCAAAATCACCATTTCGTATTTTCAATAACAAAGGTGCATCTGCTTTTAATGGTTTATGTGTTCTTCCTTTTGTCCACCATCGAAATTTATTATATCCCATAATTAAAATGTTTTAAATATTGATTTAAATAAGTTATACTCTATTCTTAAAAAGACACTTACTTTATTTTTTTCATCAACAAATACTTTATATACATCAGGTTCTTTTTTATGCACATCACCTATCCAACCATTATAGTATAATTTTAATTTGTATTTACCATCTATTAATTTATAATAATAAGAATCGTTTCCCTTTTTATAACCCAAACCACTTGCTGGGAGTATTTCATTTATCCCATCATTATCTAAATCTACAAATGTGTAATAAATAAATCCAGTTTGCCATCTTCCAATCCAATCAATTTGTTCATATGATAATGGTTTTGCAATTTCATCATCTACAAATTTTGATGTAACATTTGTTCCACTTTCATCAACTATCATTAAATATGGTATAGCCGGTATTGTGTTATCGTTATTTTCCGATATTAACATTGGAATTACATATTCAAACTTACCATCTTTATCTAAATCTTCTACATAAATTTCTTGTGCAGGGCCTGAATTTGGATATGTTGGTTTAAATTTTATTTTAGGGATAAGTTTATTATTCTCAAGTTTTAAAATAAAATATGTTTCACCAAAGCTATTTTCAGATGTAAAAATCATACCTGCTTTTTTATTTCCATATTTTGGCGTTATAACATTTAAATTATATGATTGATTTTTAAAATTATTGTCTAAAGATAATTTATTTTTCGAAAAAGAATTTCCATTAAATTCGAAATAACATAAACAAGATTGTGAATATATCTCATCAAAACCATTTTGGTTATTATCAAAAATGATGGATATTGTGGATGCCCCATCATTTTCAATTGATAAAGTATGTTTTGTAAAGTTTTTGTTTTTATTATTCATAAACACATAACTATTCATACCACCTCTACCATTTTGGTTATAATATGTTGGTCTTGATGCAATATCACCTTTCCAATATCCAGTCATTTGATAGATATCCAAATACCCATCATGATTTATATCGGCAACTGATATATCACTATATCCACCCAAATAAGAATATACCATATTGGTATCTAATTCAAAATAGGTTTTATTGTTTATAAAAACTCCAACAACAATTCTACTTGATTCATCTTTTTGGAACATATATTTAGCCTCCGTATTGGATGCGAACATAACCACCAAATCTTTTCTTCCATCATTATTAAAATCACCTTCACCTCTGCCATTATGTGTCTCTATCCAAAATCCAGGATATTTAGATTTGAACCAATTGGTATCAATAACAAAACCAACTTTTGGGGAAGTTGGATTCATTTCATTTTTTCTAAGTATTTGACATTCAATATTACAATATGATGTGTCTAATTTTTTGCTGGAAAGTTCATCTAATTGTTTTATGTTTATTGATAACTCTTTATTACAACTAAAGCAAATCAATGCTATTAATATCACTAATAACCTTTTCATATTCTTTTATTTTATTTTCTAAAAAGTTAATTGCATCAGAATCACCTGACCAACTATCGTATTTTCTAAATCGTTTATATAACATTTCCAAACCAAATTCATTATAGTATTTAGTTAATTCAGTTAGGTTCGGTATATAACAATTATTGAAACCCATTATTTTTTATCTTTTTTCTTTTTAGATTTCATTTTCTTCACTTCCTTTTTATACCTATCGTTTGCTTCAACTAACTTTTGATTTAGTTTCCACCCATCACCTTCAAATAAATTATCATCTTCGGGTGTTTCGTTTTTCCAATGATTGAACTGACCATCGTAATCTTCTTCAGGTTCATCACCCCACTCAAAACTTACTGCATCTTTCTCAATTCGTTTTCCGTAATCATCAAACTCAGCTTCATCCTCTTCGGTTGCTCTATAATGTAATCCATCATTTCCGTTTTGTCCTATGATGTCCATTCTCTTTTCTGCTTCAGCATCATAACTACCAAAGAAATCATTTTCCAATTCCTCACGATCTTCGTATTGATGTCTTAAAACAATATCATTGTCATCATCAAACTTCCATGCTTCTAACTTTTCTTTTAAGTCCTCTGCATCGGTTTCATTATATTCATCCGCTCTTTCCAATACCCAATTCTTAAATGAATTTTCGTGATATCCCAATCCTATAATTAAAGTTTGAAATGCATCCATTACTTCATCTAAGGTTAAATCACTATGGTCAACTTCTACTGAAATCTTTGTACCATATTGTTGTGCTGTAATTATTGTTGGTTTATTCATTATTTTTGTTTTTATCTTTTATAAATTTTTCGTATCCTTTTTGTTCGTTCTCTTTTGCTATTTGTTTTACACTATCGTAGTCAAATTCGGTTTTGGATATTGCTGCTCCGATACTTGCAAACTTTTTTGTTTTATAACTACTCAATGGTGAGGTGTGTTGTTTTAAGTGTGTTACTTTTGCATCTAAATACTCAAACAATTCATCATCACTCATTCCCTTTAATTCATCATCAGTCTTATTGAAATTCATCGTCATCATCTTTATCAAATTGATAATCTTTGTTTGCTGAATATAGTATTTCCCCATCTTCGTTTACACTCATATTCAGTGCACCTTTGTCTACCAATGACTCAATTGTATTTGCAATTTCATTATTAGAAACACTTTGACATACTTCTAAAAATTCATCATCACTCAAAAAGATTTCCTCTTCTTGTTCCCACTTTTGTTGCATCCTAATTTGTAATGCTCGTCTCAATGGTATTTGTTCTATAAACGGATTTTCAATAAAGAAATCGTTTTCATCTAAAGTATCAATAAGTTGATTTGACACTTCGATTATTTCACTAAGTATGTCCATTTTGTTTTACTTGTTTAAAGTTTTCATTCTCCTCTTCGGGGGTTGGTAGATAACTTGATTTATAATATTCATCATCATATTCCATACCTTCTGGAAATATAGAATGACTTTGTTTACTTTTCCATTGCCAATATTCTTCATTCATTTGTTCTTGTGCAATATATTGTTCGTATAAATAGTCCTCATCACCACCGATAGAACCTGTCATTGTTTGTTTCATAAACTCCTGATTTGTTTTACTCATAATTATCATTTTTACATTATCAAATATAAGAAAATTATTTGTTATTTCAAAATAATCTTTTGAATGACTAAAGTTGAATCCGACTTCCATTCAGTTTCAAACATACCATTCTTTTTAGTTGCGTAGGTATATTTTACTCTAGCTGTTATTGTCATAGTATCCCCTCTCATTTCACTTACGGGTGCAATGTTTGTGTTTATCTCTCCGGTTTCTCTATTGGAATAACAAGATTTATTTATCGTTGTAATAATATAGTCTGCATTTGCAGTTAAGTCAGGTAATTGAGCATTTGTCCATTGACCATTATATTGGTTTAGATAATTCTTATATACCTTAAAAACCGTACTACCAGCCTTTAGCATCCAAAAGTGTGAACTCTCCCAATTAACTATTACTGGTTCGGGACTGGGAGGTAATCCATCGATTAACACCTTACCACTTATTCTATGTATACTTTGTCCATCTGGATTGTATAAAGTAAAATAAGGATATCCATTTGTATCCAATGGTAATCTAGTATTCAATACCAAACTAATAACTGGTTTCTTAACGGGTGCCTCTACTTCTTTACTACACCCACTTAATACCAATAAACTAATCAATAACCATTTCATTTTATGCCGTTTTAAGTTGTTTAATATGCTTACATTCATTCCCACCGGTATATGTGTATGACGGACAATCACATTCCCAATTTCCATTATCATTTTTTACTTTGTATGTAACATTTGGGTCTTTTGAGGATGGCATTACAAATTCTTTCACTTCGGTTAATCCTTTCTCTTTTAACTTTCTTTCAATCAAAGAGTCAACTTGACTATCCGATATCCAACTTGCTCTATTTTTACGAAATTCCGTAAAGAAATACTGGTCATCACAAAGTGCATCCAATACTTTTATCGATATATCTTCACCTTCATTACTTGCTACATTGTAAAGATTTCGGGAAGTTTCTTTTACAAACTTACCTTCATCTGCGTAATCACCTGCGACAACAATGTTATCACCTGCCCAACTACCTACGATATCGTTTTCACTATGTAAGTCTCCACCACCTCTACCATTTCCGTCAGCAAGTAATATTGCCAAACCGGCCAATACACCATTTGCGGACATACTAAATTCCATCAACTTTGCACCATCACCAAATGTGTATGGTGTAATATATTGTTTCTTTTTGATATTTACTATCTTATAATATTGTCCCATAATTATTTCTTTTTTCTTTTATCATATCCAACTGGATAATATGCTACTCCATCTAATTTAATATTAAGTACTTTAAATCCGTTATCTGGGTCAGTTATTTCAATTGCTTTGTCTGCGTTATTACTCCATACCAATCCATCTAATACGATACGACCATCGTCTAATCTTCTAAATTCATTCATTTGTGTTGTTACTGTTTGTGCCATGTTATTTGTTTTTATAATTTGTAAATTTTTACTTTTTTCAATTTTGTTTGTTTGTCGTTATGTCCAATCAATACATCGATTCTATTTTTATATCGTTTGTTCATTACATCATGTACTCTATAAGTTCCGTTGTATTTTCCGGCACCTGTTATCCTAACCTTTTGTCCGAATTTGTATTTCTTTTTAAGGTCTCTACTAACTGCAATTATTCTATGTTTCTTTGGGTTAGTAATCTTAAATCCACTTGCTGTAATATTAGGTGTTGAATCCGTTTCACTTTCACTTGCTTTGTATGTAGTTAGTGTTACGATTTCAGGTGTTATCGTTTCTATCATTTTGTTTATCCTAATTTCCTCTTTCTCCATTTCGTAAGGTAAACATATCAATACCATTGAAAGTATTATATTGTAATTCATAATCATAACTTTTAATTTTGGAATGTTCCATCTTTAATTTCATTTGAAATACATTTTGAAATATATTGAATAAATGTATCTTTTGTTTTCATCCATTTTGGGTGTATCAAATCGTCTTGAAATATATAATTACCAATTGTTCCCTCACCTAATACACATTTTTTCATACTATAACAATCATGTTCCCATTTTAATTCAAATAGAACTGCATAATCACCTAATATTTGTCCGTTACAAAATACCCATAACCAACTACTTTCTTTTTTATTTTGTAAGTTATCTAAATCGGTATAAAAAGAATGTCCATGTATTTCAAAATCCGCCGCATCTATTGTTTCAAAGTTTACTGGTCGTTTCATTATAATTTTCTTTTATGTCTTTCTTCAAATTTGTCCTCTACTAATTGTGCTGCTTTACTATATCCTTTATCTAACAATAATATTCTTGCAAACATATCAGCGGACATTTCATCATCATCGTTTCTATCCTTTGTATGTTTCAACATTATGTGTGCTAACTCATGTGCTTCTACCCACCTCAATTCATCTTTGGTTAACTTCACTTCACCATCTATGAATACACAACCCGAACTTGTCTCAGCAAAACCAAAACCACACATTTCAAATAGTGGTTTCATCACTTCGTATCGGTAGTCATCTTTGGTTAGTATTGCAACTGCAACATCACTTTTGAACTCACTAAAATATGTCTTACTCATAACTTCATTTTTAATATACAATGTGGATAGCGTCTTTAATTTTTACATCACCACCATTTCGTTTACCCCATCCTTGGTCGGGGTCTCCTTCACTTTGTGTTGTTGGTATCTTATCTGTGAAATACTTTTCTAATACTACGGCAATACCATCACCTGCATTATCATTGAACATCATATCACATACATCACTCCAATGCATTTTCCATTCAAACGAATCTTCATAAGTTCTATCTTTGAATACTCTACCATAAGAGTCGTAATGACCTCTCATCTCCTCTATAACCTCACCATTTTTTAATAGATACAATCTTACCGCATCACCACTAAAAGAGTCTGATGCAACTGGCAATCCACTCTCTTTACATATAAAACTAAAACATCCCATAACTTATTTATTTTTTATTTCTTTAATGTGTTTACAATCTTTTCCTCTACTAAATCCATGTGCGGGACAACTGCAACTCCAAAATCCCTCATCATTTACTACCTTATATACATTGTCTTTACTTCCTTTGATTTTGTATTCTTTTTTCACTTTGACTTTGTTGAACTCTTTTGGTTTTATGTAGTCAATTTTATCCCAAAGTTTTTCCAATTCATTCCAACTATAATGTCTATTTACTTTAACCCAGCCATCACCATCGGAGCTGCATATCACATATTTTTGATTGCTGAATATTCCTTCGTATGAAAATGGTGGATGATTTGATTTGAATCTCATGTTATAATAATTTTGGTTTCCAATCGTCAGTCATTAATTTAAGTTTGTCCATTAGACTATCTATGTTCATTATATCCGTATGCTTTATCCAATAGGGATATCTTACACACATTGCTTCATTACTCCATTTTCCAATTTTGTAATAACCATTTTCTACCGGCCTTCTTTCTAAAATAATAAAATGTCTCATATGTTCTCTCCATACATTAATTCTATATTCATTCCTATTTTCATCAATGTCCTCAATGTAGTTTTTATCATCCCATTCTTTACGGAATAGTTTTTCATAATTCTTTATAGTCAATTTCATAACTTATATTTTACCACCAACTTGTATAATAAACTGTCTTACCTTCTTTGATTGCTTCTCTTGCTTTACTAACGAACTCTAAATCGTAATCATTTTCTTCATCATTGTTAGAACTTTCACCAAAAAAGAAACCCGATGTATCGGGTAAATTACCATCCTTAATATCTTGTTCTAAATTGTCTAAGTCTTCACTATCCAATACAACACAATCACCATTAAAGTCGTCTGATGTTCCACCCTTTGCGTCATATAAGTTCTGCATCCAACCATGTAAGTTAGGGTGCTTTCTCCAATAGTGTAATTCATCTTGTTCAAAGTTCTTCGTTGAAAAGTCTACATCCGTTTCCGGTTTTGCTTTTGTAGCTAAAGCGTACATATCTAATCCCATCTTAGTTTAAGTTTATATTGTTTGTTAATACATTGTTTAATATTCTATCTCCGTTTAATTGTCTAACTATACTTTGCATCTCACTATCCATTGCCGTTGATAACTGAATTAACTCATCATTCAAAAACGGACTACCTTCTTCACCAATCAAATGTTGAAATGTTGATATCGTTGCTTGTTTAGTTGCTTGTGGTGTGTGTTCACTTTTTACTATTGAACATAATACACCGAATAATTGTGCTATTGCTTTTTCACTATTTGTCATTTGTTTTAATTTATATGTTACTAACTTTATATTTTCCATCGGTATCTTTATACAAATACCTACCACACCTTCTACCAATTGCATTACGCATATCAATCAAAGAATGTAAGTGGTGAATGAAACTTCCACCATTTTGTGTGGTTGCATTACCTCTCATTACAATATCATAATGACTTTTTAATTGTGAAAATGATACTCTATTACATAGGTAAGTGTAGTCTAATAACTCTTGTGCTATATAACCCCAATCACCTTTTTGTAATTTGTAATTCTTATTCATATACTTTCGTTTCATTTCCTTTCTACGAAACTTCGGGTCTTGCATTTGAGTTTGATATTGTAATTCCTTAATTGCCATCAAAGGAGAACTTGGTTTTGATTGTTCGGTATGTTTAACACCATCTGCTAAACTATAACCCATACTACCCAATGTCCTAGCAATCATTACATTCGTATCATTCAATTGTAAGTTCTTTCGTTCCATACCTTGCTTTTTCCATATCCTTATACGATTTGGATTATCATGATGTAAGTAAATGTCAATGTATTGTGCTACTCTCCACGGCACATCATTTTGTCTACTTTTACCCCAACTTTTCACTACGGATTTTCTATCACTATGTCTACCTCTCAATGTAACCCACCCAAATATTTGTTCTAATACTTTTTTCACTTCTAACACCTGCTCCTCATTCTTCATTGGAATAGTTGCGATGTAGTTTGATGTTCTATTTGATGCCATGTTATTTAATTTTCTTTTCGTATTGTTTTGTAATTGTGATTGATTTTAATTCAGTATTATTACTTGCTATATTCATAATAGTAGAATAACTCAATCCCTTAATTGTAATTGTGTCACCTGATTTAGATACTATTTCAATATCGTGCATCGTTTTGTAATTCATATTAAGCCATTGTTTTATATAATGAACTATTTTTGGTAGTTTTCTTCACTTCAATTATGGCTGTTTTTTCAGTAACTTCGTATTTAATATATTCACCATCATTATTGAATAGATAAATAAAATCTTTTGGTTCATCCATATAATAAGAATATGCAATATCCAACAAATTTATTTCACTTTGTTTTTTTCCATTTATGGCAATAGTCCATCTCTTTTGGAATTGTTCTGGATTATTAAATCTACATTCACGTAAAGTATTTGCATCCTCTTTTAATAGTTTTGAAATGGTTATACCACTCATTTTTTTATCCGTTATATCTTTTAATTTCAAATTTAATTTTGAAATTTTACCAGTTTCTACATATTTAGCCGGTATATAGTTTCTTTCACTTGTGCTTACTTTAATATTGGTGGATGGTTTATTATGTTCCGATAATTCACTTTCGGTTAATTCACCATTATCCAACATATCGTGGTGGTCACGATATACTTCGACTGCACTTTCATCTGCAATCAAAGTGTATGTTGGTTTAAATGATTCACCATTACTATTTACATAGTAACCAGAAAATCTACCAACTAAACTTTGTGCCGTTGTACTACCAACCGATGATGTATCATATCCAAAACGAATCGCATCTTGCATTTTTAAATCTTGACTCAATCTAACACCAGCACCCAAACCATCAATCATAACCAATACAACTTTATTAATTAATGCCTCTGATTGTGCTTCATTGATTTTACTTTTTATATAGTCTTTAGCTTTTGTAGAATCATACGCATCTATTGTTGTGTATTGTGGATACTTTTTATTAAAGTATTCAATAACATTGTCACATAATGTAATTGATGTATTATCTATTTCTGCTCTAAGTTTAATTTTGATAATTGCCAAACCATTTCGTCTACCTTCAAATGCTGCTTCAAATGCTTTCCAAAACTTTTTTGTAAACTTACCATCGTTAATTGCATAATCACCATCTCTCGGGTCTCCGATATCAATTATTTTTCCTTCGGTTAAGATTTCTCTCGGTCCAAAGTAGTTTTTACCAACAGGTAATTTAATATGAGATGTTGTAATCGAAACACCATCCAACAATTGTGAATATACAATAGTATAATTTGTTGCTCCAATTAAAACAATATGACAATTATAATTTGCAATTGGATTATTGGCAGAATCTAACGCTGATAATAATTGTTTCAACATACCTTCTTCACCATTTCCAAATTCAGCTTCTTCAATGATGATTAAACTATATTTTCTAATCAATAAATCAAATTCATTTGGATTTGTTTTTAATAATGTCACTAACGCATGTAATTTAAGAGTACCGGCCAATGAACCATAATCATTTTCTACTTGCGACCATAAATGTATGTGTGGGTATGTAAGTGTAATCAATGGTTTACTATTAAATTTTCTTATATACTCTCTACATATCATTTGTGTAGCATTTGTTTTACCAGATTGTACCTCACCATGCAATACCGAAAATCCTATCGAGTATCTTTTCTTTTTTTGTTGTTCGATGTTTAACATAACTTGTTCTACAACTTCTTCTACCGTATTTGGTGTTATAACTTCAATTCTTTTCATTTTCTTTTGTTTATTTTTTAATTATTTTATTAAAGGTACTCAGGTCCGTATATACCATAACGAGCAGTTCCGTCAATGATATTTCCTCTCGCGTGTTTTGCTGGTGCTTTCCACGTTGCACATTTTAATAAGTCACCTTTCTTAATTGGTGAACCTTTTAAGTCCCCATCCACTCTACTAATGAAACCCCAACAAGATGTTCCATACCATAAACGAATATACTTTTGTCCAACCTCAACTGTTAACTCTTTCCATTGATTAACCATATCTGCTTTCACATAGTGGTCTTTTCTTTGAATGTTTAGTTTGTTAATAAAGTTTGCAACAATAGGATTACCTTTAAGGTATTCCATTGATTTTTGATTTGTTGTTCTCATATTGTTATTTTTTCACTTCGTTATGTAATGCGGTTTGTATTTTATCCAACAACTGAACTGACTTATCTAATTCTCTATCAAAATAATTTTCTAATTCAGGTGTAGTTCTTTTAGCTATCTCAACCAATTCTTTGTGAGACTCTACTCCTTTACTAACTACATAATAAAGGTCATTCAATTCCATCAATGTTAATTCTAAATTCATATTATATTATTTATAGTTTCCTTTAATTCCTTTACTAACTCCATACCCTTGTCTTTGTGATAGTGTGTATAATCTATCAGCATCTTCTTTAGGCATAATTTGTATCTCATTACCTGTCTTATGATTTGCAATTGCAACACCACCAACTTTTTGAATAGTGGAACAATCAACACAACTTTTGTAACCATATTTCACTACTCGCAAAACTGGCATCTTACCACCACACTTTACACATTCTGTCATTTCTAATTTTACTTTCACTCCTTTCATATTATCTATCGTTGTTTAATGTGAATAATTTTCTTTCAGTTTCAGTATAAGGTTTAAACCAACTCTTAATTACTCTATGTGTTAAATCATCTCCGTTACTATCCTTATCATTGTATTCTTGTTTGACTAAAGATAAAACTCTATCTAACAAATCATCAGCATCGTACCTACATACTGAAATCAATATGTGTAATTTTTCTTCAATTTGTCTTTCAAAACTACGACCATTCATATAAACATTGTGGTCATCACTCATCATATAGGAATAGTCGTGTCGTTTCACTTCATCCATAAACTCACCATACAATTTACTTTCTTCATTATACGCATCATTGATAAATGCATCGTTATTTACTTTCATATTTTCTTTTTTTAATTGTTGTGCAAATGCAACTATTTGATAATAATTCATACTATTTTATTTTAAGTTTACTTTGTGCTGCTTTTGTTATCATAGGGTTAACATCATACACACTAAATTGACTATCCATTGGTATAATGAATTTGTTATTAGATGTGTCAATCTTATTACGGACAAACTTAAACTTCAATCCTACAATAACACCTTGTTCATCCAAATATCTCATATCGTATTCATCACCATCAATTACCTTATAACCCATAAATGTAGTAGGTAATTGTTTACCTTCAAATACCATTGCAACTCTACCTTTATTTTCACTTAACAATTCTAATGATTGTAACATATTATAACCACTAAAAGAATAAGTCAAATCATAGTTAGGATATTTGTCCATTAACTTAAATCGTTTACTTACCTTTGTATAATCATAGAATTGAGTATCGTTAAACAATTCTAATATGTTTCGTTTACCATTTAATTTGAAAGTAGTAATATCAATATCACTCGTACCATTGATACGAACTGAAAAACGATAACCTAATTGTTCAGCGTTATATTTAGCTTTTTCAATTTCGGTTACCAACCAACTCATAAAGAAATTTCTATGTTCAAAGAATAATTTAGTTTTTGCAATCCTTGCTTTATTAATATTATTCTTTTTGACATCAATACGATTATGTCCACTTTCAGTTAAACACGCCGTTCTACATTCTTCGGTAGACATTGGACAAACATTATAACCCGATTGACTAGCGGGAGCGAGATACAAAATGTAAGTCATTTCGTTATACTTTAACCCTTTAGCGATTTTTGAACTACTCGCGACACTACCTAAATAAGATAACTTAGTTAATTTCTTCGCCGAACTAATTGTTGTAAATTTCATTATATTCATATTATATTTTTTTTATATATGTTGGGGTGTACTTTAACCCGATACTCTAAGGTACGACTTTTTGGGTTACTGGCAATACCATTATGAAACTATTTTGAAAAGTTTTTATGGGCAATCAACGAGTTACATATATGTTTTTTTGTAATAAACATAACCCATTGAGGGCCAATAAGTTAGAATTTGAGGTCTAAAGCGTTATGGGCCAATGAGTTATATATACGAAAAACCCCCATTTCATAACTCGTTGATTTCTAAGGAGTTATAAAATAGGGGTTTTGGGGTTATATTATGAATTTAATCTATATATAACTACACATTTTGATTTACCATTAATTCATCGGTATTTAATTGTAAATTGGAAAGGTCTACTCCGTTCATTTTCTTAACAGCGTGTACCCAACCATCCCAAGGTAAAGAACTTTTCATTGAATTACAGTCTTTACAAGATACTGCTAAGTTTTCATATATAGTTCTACCACCTCTACTATGTGGTATCATATGGTCACCAATTGCTTGATTCAATTCAATCGACTCATTACAATATACACACTTACAATTTTGTTCATCTAATTTTGATTCTATTTCACTTCGAGAGAATGTTCTTTTATCATCTTTATAGATAATACCTGTGTTATTAATTTCACTTATTAAACATCCAATTACGAATTCAATATAATCTTTATCAGTACCCAAACGCCATACAGTTGCAAAATCCGATATCTCACCATTTTTGTCGGTATACATCAATTTTTTGTTTTTTCTACATTTAGAAATTGCTGAATAGAATTTTTCTATGAATACATCAGGTTGTGAAATTGACCCACCCAATGCAGTATAATGATTAAGTAATAACATTAAATGTAATAAATCTTTCTTTTTTGTTTCTTTGACCTTCCATGATTTCGTACTTACCAATTTATCCAAAATGGATAAAATCGATTGGAAATCTTTTTGATTTTTTTTGTTAAATTCAGTTGGACTATCTTTCATTATGGTATATAATTTATTTAACTCATTTTGAGAAAATGTTTGAATACCATTTTTATAAATAACCAAATATAAATAAGACATCATCTCATCCATAGTACGACCATAGTGTGGAAAACTAAAATACTTTAGTTGTAATTTACCATCCACATCTTGAAATTTAGAAAATTCATAAGCTGGATTGGGGTAAAATGCAATTTGTCTTATAAAGTCAGCGAAATCGGATACTTGTGGACTTCTTTTATCTTGTGCGGATAATGGGTTACCATTATTAATACCAATAAATCTTTCAACGGCATTTTCCAAAGAAATATAAGAAGCTACAACCAAAAACCTGTACTCAATGAATTTAATACGAATTTGGTCTGGTAAACCAGAGTAATGCATATCACCACAATCAATCCCATCGATTACCAATCCTTTTGGAGTTTTAACACAATCATCAAATATAGCTTTTAATGTTCTCAATCTTTGTTGAGCATCTAATACTTCATAATGATTTTCTTTTGAATTGTACCATAGTTCTACAGTACCAACAGGTTCCCCCATTAAATAAGATTTAAACAAACTTCTTTGCCAAGGATGACCTTTGCCCAATGTTACATCATTGAATAAATACATTCTTTGAATGTTTGGGTTAAATACGAATTTAACTTTTCCAACTTGAAAATCTTGTGATGTAAAAGAGGTGTACTTGTAATCGGGATTTGGTAGATTGCCAATTTGGTTATCTTTTAATACACCCACTAGGTCAATTATGAAGCCCGAACCTATAAGGGCTTTCTGGATTTGTTTTTCCATTTTGTTTTGTTTTTCTGGATTCGCCAAACTAATTAGTTTAGTTATCCATTTTGTTAAAAATAAGGCAATATGCCTGTTGTTATAATTAAATATACAAATAATTTTTTATTCTACCAAATTTATTCGTAACTATTTCTGTCTATGTTTACAACATATGGAAAGCGTGGTATACCGGCAGGTGTCAAGTTGAAATACTTAATCGTTGCTTCCTTACCTATCAATTTCTTTTTGTTCTTTAACATTTCAGCAGTTTCTTCCCAAGTACCTTTTACATTACTTTTGAATCTATCACCATTTTCAGTTTCAAATACAAAATATCCTGCGGTACCTGTTCGGTTTCCTTCCCCCTCTACAATATCCAAAATAGTATATTCCTCATCTACGAATGACTTATGTTTCATTAAAGATTTACTTCTCTTATTTTCGTATTTTTTATCTAATCGTAACATCTGACCTTCGAATCCTTTATCCACATAGTCACCATACAATTCCATCACTTCATCCTCATTGTTACAAGTATCGGTTTCAACTAATACACAATGCTGTTCAAATTTATTTAAGTAATTATCAAATAATACATCCAATCTATAACATCTTTCACCAAAATTGTAATGTTCACTTGGTATATCGTAAATCCAATACTGAATATTCTTTTTACTTTCTTTTAGGTCAGCATCAGTTGGTTTTGTTTTCTTAACCAATGATACAATCTTATTAAAGTCATTTGCGAATTTGTCTGCATATAACTCACCATCCAATATCAATTCAGGATATGATTCAAATACTTCACTTAAACTTTCTATAATATGTGGTGCTGAAATGATTGGTTTACCATTACGACTAAACATACCATCCTTTGTAACGATACATCTAATACCATCTAATTTTGGTTGTGAGAATATTGGGTAAGTAATTTTATCTTTACTATCCTCCCACTTACTCGCCAACATTGGTTCAAAGTATTGTGTTTTGTTTATGTGTTTAATGTTCTCAAAGTAACCACTCTCTAATTTCTTTGTTCTCTTTGCAACTGCTTCTTTCATTGTTTGTTCCTTATCAGTGGTTTCGTTTAACTTACCGGTATTCTTACCATACACTATTGTCCATTCGTTAGTCGTAATTATACCACCAACTTGTCCACTATGTGTTCGGTATTTGTTACCTACTACTTCAATTGTCCACTCTTGTGTTGCACCTGTCTTTGTCTTTTTGTATATTGTTTCTAATTTCATATTAATTTGTTTTTTGATTTTCCCACCAGTATTTTGTTGTTCGTAACACTTCGGATATTTCAACCAATAAGGATGTAAAATGTTGTATTTCGGCTAAAATAAGTCTCCGTTCCGTTGCTACTTGTAATCCCATAGTAAATAATCCATATGTTCCATCAAACTCATTACGAACTAAATGAACTTCTTGTGCTGCATTCCATCCACCGAAACCACTTTCATGTATATCAAATTCAAATACATATGCTCCTTGTCCGACACTATTTGTAAATTCTCTTACATGATAAATCTGTCTACCATAACAGGTCATATTTATTACCTTATCTATATTTTTAATTGTTAACATACTATAAATCTTTTAATGCTTCTGTAAATGTAAATTTCATATTCCTAATTATACCAAAGTATTTAGCTGATATCCAATGGTTGTCAAATTTACCATTATCAACTCTATACATATTTACATTTTGTTCACTATCCCATTTTGGTTGTCTATATACATCAATATACACCCACCTACCCGTTTCCTTAAATGCAAATCTATATTTGTCATAATAGGTTTCAACATCTCTTAATGTAAATCTACCATCTACAAAATTCATTCCTGTTATATCGTTTGGATTTTTAATGTGTAACATATTATATTGATTTTGCCATATTATAAAATACTTTTTTTAGTCCACTCAATGAACTCAATTTTGATTTAGTAACCATTACTTTTGTCAAAGGTAAATTACGATTATTTGGTCTTACTTCAAACATATTCACATTTGCAGGTTCACCATTAGCATCGGTGTCTGGTATAAACAAACTAACAATTATTTTTTCTGGAACCGAATAGTTTTGTTTTACTTCACTTAAAGAAATATTATAATCTTTACCTTCCGATGTTTTTATCCATTCTACATCAGTGCAAAGATACATTTGTTTTTCTGCATTGAATACGGGAATATTAAACTCTATACCTTTCAAAAATTGTGGGGCTTTCTTTGTCATCTTTCTCATTATCTATTTAGTTTTGTTATACATTCATCAATCTTGTCTCGTAACTTACCACCATATCCAAAATCACCATCAACTTGTACATGTCTCCATTGTGGAATACCTAATGACTTATATCCAAAGTTTAATTGCATATCATCAATAGAAATCCAATTAGTAGGTTTGAATGACTTAACCCACATTTCAATCTCACATGCTCTATCCCATTCCAACGATGAACTCAGTTTTTTACGGGGATTAAAATGTGTTGTAGTATCTAATAAGTTCCACCTACCAATACCATAATGTTCAAATATCATACTCAACTGAATAAAACCAAAATGCTTTCTCCAATCGGATGATACTACTAATTGTGCATCGGTTTGTTTTATAATCTCACTTAATGCCTCACAATCAGCTTTGTCCCATGCGTAAGGTATAGTAAACTCATTCATCGTTCCTTCCATTATCTTCACTTTACCATCTCCCCAATTACCCCATGCAAGTGGGCCATCTACATCTATGAATATTACCTTACCTCTCATAACTTATTTCATTATCTTATTAACTAATTTATTCCACTCTTGTCTTTCAATCTTGTCTGCATTAAACATTTCAAACTCATCCGTATCTTTATTATTTCTCAATGTTATGATATGATAGTCATCTGCCAATGGAGACTTAAACAATGTATCTTTAACATGTCCAAACTCACTATCCACCATTGAATTACGAAACCTCATTACGAATACGGGTTTAGGTTTAATTTGTGTTACCGATGGAATTGAATTATTTGGTATTAAATGTGCCATAATCTATTTTTATTTGTTTGTTACATTATCCCAATCATTTATTACATCATGTAAATACGATAGTAGTGTGAATGGGTCTTTTACATCATGCAATCCAAAATTATATCCCAATGTATTATTACTTATACCATCCCACAATTGTAATGTGTATGAATGTTTATGTCCACTTTCGGGTTCTCTATGCATATGAACTTTGAAAGTTGTTGAATGTATGTTATCATCAATAAATTCAAATTCATAAAAATATTTATATTCCTGAAAATGTATCACTTCAATATTTTGTGAATTGATTGATAATATTTTTTCTATATTGTTTATTGTTAACATACTATAATTTTTGTATTTTTTCCATTACATCCGTTACATCAATTTCTCTTAAATAACCAATCACA